AGTAACTAATGTATATCGAACCTCCTTCATGAGAGGATTGATCTCCTCTCTACATTTATATTATACACAATAAGTATGCGATTTTACATACATTGCATCAAGTAATTTAGAACCAGTGCGGTGCAGGAGTGTGGCGCCAAACAGCGATGGCGCGTTTGTACTTTTTGTAGTATGTTCGGTACGCGTCAATAGCATCAGCACACTTGACATCGTCTGGCATAGCTAGTGGTGGTTGAACAAACGGAGTTTGTGAAAATGTGCATGGCACGTTAGCAGATAGATGCTCGAGAACATCTTGTGTTTTGTGACGTCGGTGATAACGATAAGTGTACTCTTCAGCTAGCGCAATTCCAAGCTTGCATGTATACTCGTAGTTTGCTTTGCTTGAGCGAACCCATACAGCAGTTGGATGATTGATGTGTGTTGGTGCGTATACTTTAGTGTACATAGAGTCGGGCAGCAACGTAGCACATAGCTTGCGAACTTCTCTTAGATTCATTTCGTATGCTAGATTTTCGTCGTGCCCTGCAATTCGAAGGTGGGTTGCTGAGATTTCGCGCCAAAGGTCAGCCCACTTGCCGTCCCACGGCATAAGACCATATACTTCAGCCTCATTAATCCACTGTGCAGTCGACAGCATCTGCGCCAGCTCTACAATCATTTTTACTGCATGTTTGTCGCAGTGATAACTTGCACAAGTCTTAACATCGTGGTCAAGATAGAATAGATTCATGAATACTTCTCCGTTGCTGTATGTTTATTCTATCACTTTTGAGTCAACTTTTGCATTCATCGTTATGCTCAGTCCTTAGTTCTCAACTTTGCCTTGAGTTTCTTGTTTGCTCGACGTCGTGCTTTCTTTGTGCTAGGCGCTGTGTTCTTGAATGACTTATCATCGAAACCCTTTGAGTCCCGAATAATCTTATCGCTGCCTGTGTTCGTAGCAGTATCTCTATCTACCATTTGATTTGACAAGAACATGTCAATTTCTTGATATGCGGTGAATGGATCCACCACTCTGGCAAACTCAATGTCGTCAAGGCGTGGATTGATTGTAACTCTCGGATTTCTCGAATACCTCGTCGGAGGCTGAATCTTGTTAAATTCACATTCGACTACATCCTCAGTCTTAACGGCTCCAAGCCTCTTACCACCTACGTAGTCAGGACACGTTAACACGATGATAGGTGAGGATGCTTTTAGAAACAATTCGATGGGTAATTTATCTGGAAGACCAGAAACAAACGCGTCCCACGCTTTAGCATTGTATCGAAACTTTCCCATGAACTTTGAGATAGAAACACTAGAGCTATTGTTGTTCATGTAGTAGTTAACTGTCTCAATGTGGCTCTTTAAAGCCTTGTCTTTGTAAACATACGAAGGTATGTTCTTGAGGATTGATTTGTCTGCTACAGCGTCAAAATACTCCTGCGGATGTGAAAAGAAACTTCCGTCAATTTCAACGAATGGATAGAGTTTACCGCAAAATGCAACGAGGTGGCGAGTGACGCTAAAAGTGTGTTTTCTAAAGGGCTCAGGCTTAGGCATATTTGTCATGAACTTTTCAAGAAGAGCAAACTCCTTGTATCTATTGTCATCTTCTGGACGATATGCAAATTCGTGTGTTTCTGTGTGCCTCACGTATGTAAGATCATCATCAGTGCCAAATGATTGTGCTCCGTCGTAGTAGTCTTTAAACTTAGAAATGATTCTCATATTGCTCCTTTCGTTCTTACATCTCTATTGTATCAAAAACTACATACAATTTGCACACATAGCTTTTGACTATTCGTCTCGAGAGCCGATGACATCATGGTATGTCACACCTTCTGCAATCATACGACGCTTCAAGATCTTCATCTTCTGCTTGGCACTTCTACGCTTGATGGACGACATGTGCTCAATGAAGGGCTTGCCAAGCAGGTGATCGAGCTCGTGCTGAAGTGCCTGCGCAAGAAGACCGTCGCCACTTAATGTCTCTGTCGTTCCGTTAAGTGTAGTGTATTCAATCCCGAAAGTTTTGTGGCGCTTAATCTTAGCCCGCACGCCAGGAAAACTTAGGCAACCTTCCTCTTGCTTTGTCTGTTCTCCTCCTGTTTTGACAGCTTTTGGGTTAATGAAAGTTTCATACCCATCAAGTGACGGATCAATTGCTTTCGTATTGAGAACAAACATTGAAAGACCTACGCCAACCTGCGGTGCTGCGAGACCAAGTCCTCCAACTTGTTCACATGTGTCGACAAGATCAGATGCAAGCTGATGGTGCATGTGTGTAATCTCTGTAATTGCTTTTGCAGGTTCATCAAGCACCTTTGCAGGCCAGATTACAATGTTCAGTACTGCCATTTAGACTCCCACCTTAAGCGAGCCCGTCAACCTAATGAACGGCTCTGATGGCTGTTCTTGACAAAATGTTTCAAGATTGATCATGCCTAGCAACCCACAGTTTTGTGTACCGACGGAAACCACAAGGTAATTGCCGCTGTTGTTTCGAACGATATCGCCAGGCTTTAGATCCTTTCCGAAGACAAAGATCGGACAAGTATTCTTAACAACTACAGACAGTTTTCCGCTGGTTGTTTCCAAGTGTTCAACCAAGTGCTCATCCTCCTCTTCACCTGAACGGTGGCTAGTCTTATTTTGGCGATGCCAATTCTCAAGCACAATGTTTCTCCATGAACCATTGATCTCTTGTGATGCCCAAAGCATGAATGACTTTATTAGACAGAAGCTCGGCGAAGGCTGAACCTTATGTGCATTCACACCCGTCAGAGGAACATATGTAACATGCTTTCCATCGTTTTCGACAACATAACGATATGTGTGTGATCCCCAGCTCTTTGATTTACCTTTGTATACAGTTCCTGCTTTGATTCTCATTTTATTCTCCCTTCATTTGAATTACAATGTCTGATGGATCGGGCGTGAAATACAGCTTCCTACCCGGTGCGATGATGTAGCCTCGACGAATTCGTGATGGAGTAGGCTTGCTGCATTCTCCATCAGACAGAATCAAGTAACCATCAAAGAGGCCCTTGTTATCGTGGGCGTGGTTCACACATGCCTGGAAGTCTGTACCGCCAGCTCGGAATCGCTCAAGATTAGGCATCGTCTGACCCTTCTTCCACACAAAACCGTTCTCAACATCCACTTCGGTGTCGAATGGAAAGAAGTGGAACGTAGTCTTCTTGCCAAAGTTACGCAATTCTGCATAAAACAGTGCTAAAGCTTCATTCGACACTGACCCAGACTGGTCGACGTAGATCGCAATGTTTGCAGTGTAGTTACGTGTACGACCTGGGAAGACATGAGGAAGCTTTCTGTTAACACGCTTTCTCGTACTCTTTCCGCTAGAGCGACGGGAGCGGCCGAAGAATTGGCGAAGAATTACACGCCAATCCACTTCAGTTGAGACCATAGAACGGAGCTGACTTCTCATATGCTGTGGAACTGATCCCCAGGCGTTTGATCCGTCTGCCTTGTTGACTGCGTCTCGCAAGATGTTGGACAATTCTCCTTCAAGCATCTGTCGAACTCCGTCGGAGATCTCACCCTTAGAATTACCGTTCTCGTCGCAGTCTTGACCCCAATTTCCGTGATCATCTCCGCCAGAAAGAGCACGCTGTAGTGCTTCACCCAGCATCTCTTCAAGCTTCTGCTGCCTTTCCTCGGCTTCCTTGATCATGTCCTTAACTTCATCGTTTTCCATGAACGCAAAGAAGTATTCTTCAGCAGTCAAGAACGGGTCAAACGACTCGACAAGTGTGCTGATCTTCGTAAAGCGTGCCTTCTCCTCGTCAGACATTTCAGCCCAATCTTCAGGTTCAGGCACCTTCAGCTTCTCACCGGGAATAAAACCACCATCAGGAAGCTCATCGCGAGGGATACTGCAGTTGATTGAGAGATCAGCTGCCCAGTTCCAAATCATGTGTGGCTCAAGTGCACGGAACGTTACGTGATCGTAGTTCAAGTGATAGACTTCGTGCTTGAGCAATCCCATTACCTTCTTATGAGAAAGTGACGCAATGAAGTCTGGGTTCCAGAAGAGTGCTGGGCGCGTGGCCTGGATTCCGACGCCGGCGGTTCCGATCTCACGTGTCTTGTGCCTGTTCATTGCACGATAGAACGTCGAGAAAAACGGTTCGTTCCAGTAGAGCTGAATGAGGTGTGGTCCGAGGTCAATCTCGTCATTGATAGCACGCTGCTCATCGGTGAGCTTCTTGCTGATCCCCTTGAACCGCCCAGTACCATCTTCGCCAGTGTTAATCTTTTTGGGTTGAGCCATTTGTATCTCCTCTCTTTACTTAACTATTATAACATATGTGCCGATGGAATTGCACACCCCATCGGCACATTGTTTTCTTAAGAGGTTACGACTGGTTCTTAAGTGCGTCTGCCTTGTCAACAACGTCCATGATCTTCTTGGTGAAAGAAGTCTTGTGGAAGTTCTGGATGTTATCCATGTTGCTCGATGCCGCAACGTGCTTGAAGACAGTCAAGTAATCCTCACCTGACATCATCTTAGAGAAGCGCTCAAGGTTGGCGAACTGATCTTCGGTCCAAGTGTTGGCAAGGAGGTGCTCACCAAGCTTGTCGATGACAGAAACCACTGCGTCGTGAGAGAGTGCCTCAATGTCCTTGATGCGAGCATCGTAGTTGTCGAGAATATCCTCAGCAGACACGTTGCGCTCGAACTTCTGGACGAAGTGAACGAAAGCGGAGGCAGCTTCAACTCCAACCAAAGAGGTGCAAAGCTGGTAGAAACCAGCAGGAAGTTCGTCTTGGCCTGCACAGTCAATTGGCGCCATCCCGGCGTACTTTAGATCATTGTTGACAAAGCCCCACGAACGAGGAGTCGGATGTGCTGACATGGCCTGGATGCTGTCAATATCCTTGTTTCGAAGGTGCTTGCGGTTGGTTCGAATGAACTCGATAATGACAGGGTCAATATCTGCACTCGCTGCCCAATCAAGCCAGTCCTCAGCAGTGGGGTCGAAGTGGAAAATAGCGAAGCGGTTGAGCAACGCAAGATCCATTTCGTTGACAGAGTAGTTAGAACCTGCGTTGACGCAGGCAATCACACGAGTGCCGGGGTGGAGCTTGTTTCCGTTCATCTCACGGTCGAGCACGATCTGGAATGCAGCGTTCATGATCTCAGGAGTCGCTCGGTTGAGCTCGTCAAGGAGCATGTTACATGCATTGTCACAACCCTGCTTAAACCAATCCACAGGAAGGAACTGAGTAACGTCGTCACTGATGCGGGGGATTCCGATCATGTCACCTTCCGTCATCTGAGCGAGACGGCGGTCAATGAAGGGAATCGAGCTATCGATTTGGCGGGCAATCTGCGACTTACCGATACCGTGTGGACCGATGAGCAAGATTGCTCGGTTGGTGGGCATAACACGAAGAAGATTGACAAGGTCCTTCGCATTGATAGTAGGATGGGTCGAACCGGACATAAGTTGCCTCCAGAGGCGGGTTAGTTTGTTCCTAACTTGTATATTTTACCATCTGCAGCAAAAATTTGCACAAATGGAACGCTTTTAAAATGACTGAAGAGAATTAGTGCTTACTGTGACTTTTCTGATCAGATGATCAACAGGACCTTCAAAGATCTTATCTTCAAACGGGTAATCTCGACCTAGCGGATCTAAAGACACATGCGTGACATAAACATTCCCTTTTGTCGAATGTGGGTTTGAATAAACTTCTACGTCGGCTCCATTCCTTGCATGTTTAGCAGAGAAGAAGCCATACTGAATCTGATTTGACATATTGATCCTGTTTACGGTACGATGTTGAAGCCGTCGGCTTGCAACTCAAGGTGCTGGTCAAACCCTGCACCACCGAAGCGGTTCTTTGAAGTGAACAGACGACGACAGCCATGATACTCAGACTTTTGGTTATCAATGACCGAGAGCTCGACGTGAGCATCGCACATGTGTCGAAGCTTGTTACTGCCGTTCATCTTGCCATCTTTATTGACCTGGCCGATGACGAACACGTTGGCATAAGTTTCCTTGGCATACTCGGTAAGCGCCTTGAGAGCATGCTCAGAGGTCTTTGACGTAATTCTGCCTGAGTTCCAGCGACTGTCTTGCAAGCCCTGAAGGCTGTCAATGATGATTACTGGGTGACGGTACTTATTTGCAGAGCACTTGCGGTATCGATCGAACTTTGCAATGAGCGTCCTAACATCCTTCTCTTGGCCCATACCAAACTTAGCATCTAGCTTTAGACGCTCGACGGTCATCTTGGTCTGGTATGCTGACTCTTCAACTCCATTGTAGATGACCGCGCAGCCAGATGCCTCAAGATTTGCTGCAAGTGTCAACATCATGGTTGACTTACCGGCGCCAGGGGTTCCAGTAAAGAGCGTCACGACTGACGGAGTCATTCCCAAGCCACCGAGCGCGACATCAATGTATTCTACGCTGGTCGCGATACGACTCTTAAGTGCGGCTGGAACCTCGAGCTCAGAAATATCGGTTCCGAAATCAATTTCGCTTGCAACGTTCAAATCCATCAGTTACCTCTGATATGATGTTATGTTCTTTCCTTCAACTGTTATATTCTATCCTAAGGCAGAATCAATTTGCACACTTCGAATCAGCTCAACCTTCTTTTTTCCAATATTGATAAACACAGAGTTATCGTTAATGACCACTTTAATCAGGGTAACTTCATTTTTATTGTCGAAGAAAGACTTGACAACAAGTACAGGAATTTTTGTAGACTCTTCTATCCTTGTCGTAAGATGAGATGTATCTGTGTCTATTGTAACTCTAAATGAACCAGGTGGGAGATAGATTAGATCGCCTGGCACTAGTGAGCGTGCCTCTACGTGGCATCTTTGCATACTGTTATACCACCTTGAATAGCTGCAGGACACCAAGCCCTAAAGACAAATCTGTGCAAAAGTGAAATGACTCTCTTGACTTAGTGTCTTGAACAAAAGTTTCCCTCTCCTTGCCTTTCTTTTCAAGGTACCAAACATCCTTTTGCGAAGATGAGCGTCTAATCTTATAGACACTGTTCATGATTGTTCCGTGCTCATTGTCAACATACTTCACCCAAACCTTGGCATTGTCAGGAATATCTAAAAGCTCTCCGTAAGTAAGGTGAGGGCCTGCTGACGATGTCGTATCTTCTTTTGCCTCTTTCTTTGTCGATTCTGAGAAGAAACGTTCACGTAGTACTTTCTCGCTGAGTTTCTTAATTGGTTTTCCTTGAAACACCTCGTATACGTGCACATTGTATGGAAGATAATCTTTTACATCGGGAAAACCCAATGACTTCAAGAAGGCAACGAAGTCATCTTCTGTCGGATGCCATCGAATTTCTCGAATGAGTGTGCGACCTTTTGAGCCCTTGTGAATCTCTAAGAAAGTTGAATCTGGCATATTTTCTCCTTGAACTTTAAATCTTACTACTTGTGAGTTCAATGTACAAACTCAAGAGACTACTTCGATATTAAAGTCCTCAAGCTTAAAGCTTTTGCGATCATGGAGTTTTGGGTAGAAGTAACAAACTTTGCCATCTAAGAGAATTTTGAGAGCGAACCCTTTACTAAAACGCCCGCAGAGATCGATCATGTTTTCGCAATTGGCATCTACTACAACATGCCCGAGTACTAAGGCACACTCTTTTTCGCTAACGAACGGTTTGATTCGGACCAGTGATCCTTTGAGAGCTTTGATCGCATCGAGCATTAAAATCTGCTTCCAAAAACGCTTGGCAAGTGCGTTGTACTGATTCTCTGTGAGATAATCTTTGTTTTCTAGATTCGTAAATAGAGAATCTAGAAACGCAAAAGATCCCTTGTGTGTGTAGTAGGAAATGTTGTCGAGCCAGTGAGTTTTTAAAGCGTAGCATAGATCTTTCTGCTCTTTCGACAGGCACCATCTCTCACCAGTCAAAGCCTTCTTGTATTCACGTAGCAGACGTTGGTATGCTGGAAGGCTTTTTTCTGTAAGCTTTCCGTTGCTGACAATCGTACTCTCTAAATAGTGAATAGTGTGTTCCAGATCAGAAACAAGGCCAGAAGCCCTGATCGTATTGAGCCCCTTCAGAAGCCTGGTGTCAATAATATCTTGTGCATTAATCAGAGAAATTGCCCAAGCTTTCTGCTTCTTGGTCAGGCCCTTGTTGATACTGAGGCGCCTGGTCATTGACATCATAAAGGCTGTAGATGCGAAGATTTTATCAGGATCGATCTCAGATTGCTTGCGCACGTACTCTGAAATCACCTTGAGTTGATCTTTCTTGAGTCGCGGTAGCTTTTCCAATGTGTCCTCCTGTTTGACATGATTATTATACAATACCACATCAGGTATTTGCACACATCATGTCAAACTATTGGAACATGGCGATCGTTGCGATTACGATAAAGAACCATAAGACCACGATAGGTGTAAAAGCGAAGTAATCTTTAATCGTAATACTTCGCTTGATCGTCATGTCTTTATCTTCTTCGTCGACCTCTTTTCTTTCTGATTTGTCAAAATTAACAACGTCGCCCATTACTTATCTCCGTTTCTTAAAATAACAATCTCTGTTTCAAAAAACGTGTGCTTTAACCCGTCTGGTCCGAGAACAGTAATAAAAGAATAGCCGTCAGTGTTCCCATCAGTCTCAAGGACCATTCCAAGGTATTCTCTACTTTGAAATCTACATACAAGATCACGGGGTCTAAAAGAGCTTAATGCTGACATTGTCTACCTCTACTTAATTAACTAGGCTTTAGATGAAACAGTTAAACACTTAATCTTTCCATTTACCCTTAGCGATTAGCTTTAACTTCTTGCTGCGCGTGTTCTGTTTAAACTGGTACTCTGCCTTGCTTACCTCTGATCTATTTCCAATCTTCCATGAGATTAGGAGTTTTACTGGCTTGCGCGATCTTGTATACTTCGCGCCTTTTCCTTTGTTGTGAGTTTTAATACGCTTTGCAACGTCGTTAGAAATGCCAGTATACAAAGATCCATCAGCGCATTCAACAACATACAGGGACCAAATTTTATCACTCATCGATCTGCTGCAGACTTTTCAATTTCTTTGAGTACTTTCCAACAAGTCTAGGACTAAGATTCCCACGTCGATAAAATCCAGTGTAGTTGCCCATGCTACTGTCCTATGCGTCACAATAATGTTTCAGCTGCTTCAGAATCCATCTGTTAGCTTTTAAATACGTAACTGCTGTTACTAACATGTCACATAGGAAAAGCTGGCCAGAAGCATTTCTTACATGACTATTTTATCATGTTGGACAGTAATTTGCACAAAAAAAGAGGCACGGATTGTGCCTCTCAGGTTACTCTGCTGTACTGTTTTATAACGAGTCTTGAATGTTTACTCGATATGCGATTGCATTGTCTTTTGTTGATAAGACAATCATTCGTGCATTAATGTCAGTAGCGACTTCTGCTTCATCGGGAATGAGGCTTGAAAATATAATTTCTCCATCTAGTGTTCGTATTGCAGTGATTCTGTAGAATGTATTCATCTCATGCATTAAGAAAGCGACTCCCGCAGATTCAGCAAGATCAATACTAACTACTCGACCAATATCCTCTATGGACCAGTTTGCAGAACCGTCTAACTCAACACTCTGAATGTTTGCTCGGTCGTTGCTTGTTGTAATGAGGGAATTTGTGCGAGGATCGTAGTTAACAGTTAGTGAAGCTTCTGTGTTGTCGATCTCCGTGTATCCTTCTTTTGTTACGGCGACGACAGATTGACCGTCAGCAACGTATACAACTTCTTGTTCTTGTTCAAGAGAAAGGCTGCAGTTTGACGTACAAGATAGATCAAACAGTGTAACCTTAGTTACTCCTTCCTCATCATAAAAATCAACTTGGGGCTCACTCTGTTCACTATCTTCAACAAGTGCGACGACTCCTGATTGTGTCATTTGAGCATCTGTAACAGTAACAAGGTTTTCATCTGTATCTGTGCCAAATCTTGCAACTTCGTTAAAGTTTAGGTCTGTTACAATTAACTCGTCTTTTACGCCAATCAGGACACCAAGATTTCGTGCATCTAGCACCTTCTCTGTACCTAACATAACATCTTGTTCGTACATATAGTCAAATCCGCTAAGATCAACCCTACATGCTGCATCGAACATCCCCGCATTGAATGATGATGCATCATCTGCAACAGTAACACCGTTGGTCTGCCCATTAGCGATACTAATCATCTGAATATCAGGTGTTGTACAGGCTGTTAGGACTAGTATAGAAAGCAAACTAATTAGTGACTTTTTCAAGGTTTTTCCTTTTCTTGGGTGTGTGTGACAATATATGCGTCTTCATCGACTTTCCGATTAATAACGAAGACACTTTCTCCTTTTGTGATGATTTCATCACATTCTAGTGACGAGTAACAAAATAAATAGTTTCCATTAATAACTATCTGGCCACCGATCGTATTAATATCCGTTACAGCTAAGGCTATCTTTCCAGTGTAAGGATCTTCTTCGATCTCACTTTTTGATGTGTCTGTTTCTTGCTCTTCTTGAAAGCTACGCAGTGATTTATACAGCACTACTACTTCTACAGCGATGCTGATAAAGACAATCCATATATAAATCATTGCATTGCATTCAAGAAAACCTATCAAAAGTCCTATTCCTCAATGTTATTTAAGATATACTCTTTGATCATCACAGGTGTAACTTCAAGCTGCCGTGCTTTCATTAGTTCAACTGCGTGGGCGTTACCAGTAATTTCTGACAGAGGGGCAACCTCAGAGACACCTTCATCGTTCCTGATCTTTACCGCTGTGGTTCCAATCTTGTACCTGTAATCTGTGTCGTTCACGGTCATGTTTCTAAATCGCTTTTTCATTTTACGCCTTTTGGATGAAGTTGTTGTCGCCGTCGAAAGTATAGATTGTTCCAATACCAGCGCGGCTAAATGCGAGTGCCCAGTAGAAGGCATTAGCAATGTTATTGCAAGGTGTCCTTAGCGTTGTCCCCTTGTAAATATTCTTACACTCACTAAAGCCTCGCCAAGAAGGTTCACCGTTATATGCTACGACAAGAGCCTTGACAGATCCCTCAGTTTCAGTGCGTGAGAATGATGTATTATCTCCCGAGGTCAGGTACACGTATGGGGGCGAAGAATTAAACGGCCTGTCGCCCATGATTGTTTCGTAGTGATCATCGTTTAGTTCAATGATGATGGTTTGTGTGTCATTAAGTGACATTTGGGATCTCCCAATCTTGGTGTGCGATTTCGTAGTTAGACCACCCAGCTTCTTTCGTGATCTCTCTATCAATAGGAAGCCATGGAGGTGTTGGAAGTTCATTGTGTAGTGAATCGAGTTCACACTCAAGGATGACTAAGTCAAAAAGCATGAAGTTGTCAAGTTCCCATGTAACTCCACCCCAATTGAATGTAGTTCTACGCTTGATTACAGCTCTCGTCCCAGGCTTAATGAGCCCAGAGAGTGCTGATAATTCGTCGGAGGTGATCTCTCTTTCAATTTCAAGGTTGTGTCCTAACTCTGGCCCAGGCATCTTTACTGTGTGAAAGTGTGCCTGTTTTCCTGCAAAGACCTCTCCGTTTAATGTTACTCTTTCACATGTCGATCTAACTCTTGATACAAGAGGTTTATGAACGTCAAGATACACTTGAGACAAGTGATCTACTCTTCGAGGTAGCACAGCGATATCAGGCCATACTACAGGATCATTCTTTAGAAGCCATCTACGTTCAATTTCGTCCATGACTACTCCTACTTCTCAATGGGAGAGAGATCCTTTTCAAAAGTGTGAGTGTACGTGTGATCTCGTACAAGCTGAATGCGGTAGAATGGGCCAAGTGGGTCGTCATCAACACATGACAAGATGCGAACCTTCACGTCAACATCTGGTTGGCTCCTATCGTCCCACAATGCAATTTCATCATTCTCAAACTTACGATTTACTTCTCGGAACTTCATTTTATTCTCACATGACTTGTTTTGGTAGGTACGCCTTTCGGCGCGCAAAAGAATCATTTCCTTGTAGTTGTTATTAATCCTTATTGGTAAAGCAATTATATTCTACTTTCAAGCTAATTTACACACATCAATTTGAAATATTTTCCCTAAGTCTTTTAATCTCTCACTTTACACGTAGTCTTTTATCTTCACAAAGTTTTCTGCGCGCCAAACTTGAACGATGATCTCGTTTGTATTTTCATCGTTCACTAATATTCGATGATAAAAACTGTGAAGAAGCGGTGAAACAACAAGACCAACTGTTCCGACCTTGACTGATGTCGGTTCTGTCCGGACAACTATGTCGCCTTTGTCGAACATTACTTAAGTTCTGCGTCACTCTTTGTGCCTAGGTTTTTCTTCTTTCTTGGCGCAGCCTTCTTAGAAGGTGTCTTCTTGTCTGCTACGTCTTCTTTCTTCAAAGTTGGCTTGACTACTTTCTTGGCAGTCTCTTTTTTTGAAGCAACAAAGTATGATGAAACTTCTTTCGCATCAGGTGGTTCAACACCTAGTGACTTCAAAACTGGGAGAAGCTCCTTGTAAGACTTTACGCCAGCAGATTCAAGCCACTTAGGAACGTTTAGTTTTCTGACTGATACGAAATATTTCCAGCTAATCATGTGTTTCCTCTCCAGAGTTAATACTGAGCATCTTGCTAAGATACTCCATAGTAGTATCTATCTGGTGGTCCTCCACAATGCTCCCGATCTTATACCTAAGCACATTATACAGAGCGATTCGCTGCGTGTTACTAATATTTTCGAGATCTGTGGTTGCAAAGCCTTTTGTAACTTCATCAAGGATCGCAGTAATTTTGACAAATAAAGCATCAAGCTCTTCTTCATCCCACCCGCACATCTCTAGCATTGCTGTTGATGCTCTTGCGTTATCACCGATCTTCTTGATGAAGTTACTTGGTGTCATTTTACTTCCTGTTGCTTAATTCATCGTGCATAATATCTTGAATTGCACTTTGAAAGTGTGGGTGCTTTGACAGCTTGACAATATCTACGTCTTTGTCACTATTGTTGATTAGCTTATGTGTTCGCTCTGCAATCTTTTCCATTGCGCGCAAAAAGACATTACGCGCAGTTGCATGATTCATTTTGAAACCAGACTCAGTCATGTCTTCAGCGATTCGCCTGTAGTCTAAACCTCCAAGATCACCCACAGTTGCATATCCGCTATCAACCTTGTACCCTTTAGGCATACTCATATTACTTGACCCCTTGCTGTTCAGTTTTTGTACGAATCTCAAGTACATCTACTTCAGACTGAGTAATTCCATATTGGATGTAATCCTTTTCATCCTCGGTAATACCGAAGCGAAGACGAACAATCTTTTCCTCCCTTGGGCTAAGTGACGACAAAGCATCACGAACTGCAGAGATCATCTTCTCCCTGTCAATTGCTTCAATAGGGCTAAAGCTTTTTGTATCTGGAATTACGTCCTCGAGCTTTCTACCTCCCGATGAGTCGTCACCGATCGGTGTGTCTAGCGAAACAGTAGGTCGGCCTGATGTCATCGTTGTCTTGACTACATCAACAGATACTCCTAGGATTTCTGCAATCTCTTCTGGAGTCGGAGCTGTTTCAAACTCTTCCATGTACTCCTTTTGTAGCTGCATAATCTTGAACATGAGACCAGACGCATGAGCTGGCATTCTGATTGTGCGTGAATGAGATGCGATGTGACGACTTACAGCCTGTCGAATCCACCAAGAGGCATAAGTAGAAAACTTAAAGCCTTTGCGCCACTCAAATCTGTCGACTGCCTTGATAAGTCCAATGTTTGCCTCTTGGATCAAGTCTTCGAGTGAACACCCTCTATTCTGATACTTCTTTGCAATACTGATCGCCAATCGAAGATTTGATTGCACCATCAGGCTATGTGCATGTTTGTCACCCTTTTCGATCTTCTTAGCGATCTCTTGCTCTTCCTCCCGAGAAAGTAGTTTGTATCTGCCAACGCTCTTAAAGTAGCTGTTTAGAGCATTCATTTTCACCTCACATTCAATTGCGAACTAGTAGTTTTGTAATCTTATCGACGGCTGCGTCGGAGCCACTGCTTGTGGAACTCCTTGCGATGTTCGCGAACTTCTGCCTCACGCATCAAGTAACAAAGCTCAACCTCAGCGTCTTCAGTAACACCAGTGGGGCGAGCTCGATTAATGTAGTTGCGAGCTCCTCGCATGCGGTTAAATAGCTCATCATCAGACATCACCTGGATGTCTTCGGTGTTCAGAACATTGTGCTTGTTGCTCATATTTGACCTCGCTTCTTTAGTATTGAAGCTCTATGTTTTTGTTTATTTAGGTTTCTTGACGGTATCACGTAACGTTTTTTGCAACTCACATGAATTTCTCTACCATATGAGCTGCAAAAGCTTTCATGTAAGATTATTCCTTACTTCTATATTGTACCTCTTATTTTGAAGCATTTACAATCTTTGTTTTAAAATACCCAACCTTGTCCATGAAACCCACAACAGCGGAAGTCAATCCCTTCATGCTCTTCAACTTGATATGCCTTGAAGATGTGATGATGACCGAACAACCACAATTTAGGCTTATGTTCTGAGAGCCTGAGGATCATGTCAAAAGCGCGAGGAGTTGGATCATCAAAACGGCCAGTACGATAAATATCCACTGTGTACGGTGCGTCATGAGTTACCACCACTTCTGGCTTGTGTAAGTTGAAGTTGTCATTAAACAACTCTAAATCTTCGCGACTCGGATCTTCTTGAGGCCACCAGACTCTGTGACCGCTTTTTGTAAAATCCCCTCGACCGTCTTGACGATCTGTCGACTTTGCACCTCCGCAGAAGATATGAGATTTACCGTCAATCTCTAAAACTGTTCCTCGCTTAACATGAAAACAATTAGGAGCAACTTCTACTACACCGGAGCCGTCTGACTCTGCATGTAGAGCGTCAAGTGCATCGTGGTTGTCGTGATTTCCGTCGCAGAAGTACCAGGGTGCAGTATAGATCCCGCGCTTGGTCCTCTTTTCAAAGTATGACACCATCTTCTTGCCGCCGCCAGGCCACAGAATGCCAAAGTCACCTACTTGTACAATTGCTGAGTGGGCTTCTTTTAATGCCTCTGTTTCAATTCGATGAAAGTGCTTTAGGTAGCCGTGTGTGTCACCAGCGTAAAAAATACTCATGTTCTTAGCTCAAAGTTTAAATGTAATCTCTTCAGAGCCACGTGTGCTCTCTTCCTTCTTTTCTCTACCTGTTCGCTCTTTATGATCGTAGTTTGGGACAGGAACCCTTAAGAAAGGTCGACGCTCGTTTTGCCTCTGCTTCTTTTCTTTCTCTTGAATGATCCACCACATACTTACCCTCATTTGTATGTCTATTATACTACATTGAACTTACATTTGCACTTTTATGATAGAGCTTTGATTGCTAAAAAGATTACAGTTACAAGTGCCGGAATCATACCTGCGGCGGCGCCCCATACACCTGCCTTGTTTCTTAGATCAGTCTTGAGCGCTGTAATTTCGATACTATGTTCTTGATCAAGTTTTGAAACTGTAGTAGAGTGCTCGCGATCTAATAGGTTTAGTTTTTTGACGAGGTCTTCTTTGACTTGATTTACTGAGTTTATGTTTTCGATGCGTTGCGAGGCTAGTTGCTGTCGCAATTCGTCAACTTCTGTCTTCTTAGCTAAATGTGTAGTGATGTCTATCTTAAAGTCAAGAATTTCTTTAGCTAAAACTTCGTTTGATTTATTAAGTCTATCTAGTTCAGAGATTACAAGTTTTGACCAGTCATTCCAAGTACTATCTTTTCCTGTTGTCATTACTTATCTCCCTATTAGTCAGTACTAAAAGTAATTATCGCGTACTCAACCTCTTTATCAGTGTTCCATACTGGATTTATCTCAATTTGTAAAACAACTTTTTCTCCGTTCGCAGTCTTAATAGATACATTATCTGGGTTTGATGTCACTCCTATGAAAGAATGATGAAGTTGATCATCAATCAGAGACAAAAAATCGATAATTGACTTGCCGAGTAATTTTTTTGCAGACTTATTTTGAAAGCGAATTGTAAGATCTTTGCGAACTATACAAAATGCTATTGGCACTGCATTCAAGAATAGTTCATACTCTTGCTTTGTAATTGCTTTTTCAGAAAGTATTGAAGCAAGATTTCTTAGTTCTTTTAGTCTTTCGTTCACGGGAATCTTCCTTATTTTACTTGGACGAATCTTCCAAACTTATCGCTTACAAATTTTGAAAGTTCCCTCTTTGCCATTTTCGTCTTGACGTAGACAAAGTAGATGTTCCCAGACTTTTCAATATCACTGCTAAGCTTTATCTTCTTATTAAGCCTAAGCCAATGCAGAGCTAACTCAAGATCAGATTTAAGTGGTGAGTATAGTGCTTGAGTTTTCATTAGAATATAAACTCTGCTCCGTGAGCTTGATTAATAGTTCTACCGCCTATCTTGGTAATTTTGACTATTTCGACACCAGGGACAGATCTTACTTCTTTTCCTAGAGCAACAATCGATTGTTTCATATCTGACGTTGTGGGCATGTATTTGATTTCCAGCTCTAGGATATCCCTTCCTGCCTGTATTCTCTTAATTGGTACAGTTTGTCTAACAATAGAAACGCCCTTGATTATTCTGATGTTCGTCATAATGTCAGGTACAGTGGGAGAGTCTGGGTTTTCTTTTGTTGAAGTTGCAACTCTTAACCTAACTTCTACAGTCATGATGTCAGACGTCACACCAAAAGACTCAATCATTCTTCTAACGTATGTTCTTAAGATTTTATCTTGCATCGGTTGTTTGTTCCTATAATAACTATACGTCTATACAGCTTACTTTGTGACTTTAAACTTAGCTGTGCCTTGAGTGATTATACTGAACAATAAGTTTTTGTCGAGATCCTGGTTTTTGATTATTCTGAATCCATCTGGGTGAACTAAGATCACACCTGCTGTGTGGCCAAATACATCAGATGCCTTTGCGGCATTTTTCCAGACTTCATCGATGAAGTCATCAGGATTATTAAATGGCTCATGGTTAAATACAGATGCAAAAATCTCTTTGTCATCAACTTTTAGATCTTTCTTTGAAAGGTTGAGTTCATGACCTAGTTTAATGTAAGTCTTTACTCCAATCTCTTGAGAAACTGTGTGATCTTCATCACCCATTTCAACTTTCTTTTGGTCATCACTTAGAGTATTTTCATCGATCAGCTTTTTAATTAGGTTCAAAATATTTCTAAGTCTTTCTATGCGGCCTTTTGAGACTTCTCCTTTTTTGATCATGGGCTCGTCTTTTATCAAAAAATCCCGAATCATTTCGATGTTTTCTTTGCTTAGAATCGCTGTGACATCTGCGCTTCTTTGAACAATGTTAAGCCCTTTTCGAAGCTTTCTTACAGCATCTTCAAGATCGTTTCGTGTCTTTGAGATAGCAGCTTTACCCTCAGTTCCAGGCCGAATAGTTCCATCAGGGGAAGGCTCTTTGATTTCCCACTTTTGCCCTTCTGGATCTAAAATGTCATAAGAGACATTGCCACCTTGTACTTCTCCACCAAGTACAAAAGCAATCCTGTCTTCTCCAGGTCCCACGCCGATGCGATGGTGATAGTCAATGACTAAAGAGTCTTCGGGCCAAGGTTGCCACCCGGTTTTGCCTTTCAGATTGTACCGAGGCTTCTTTCTTCCCTCGCTTAAGATAGAGGCAATGTAAGTTCTTAGTGTGTCCATAGTGTTAATTATCCTTGGGGTTGCAATTGTTCCTCGTCTTCGATCATTATGCAACCGACAGTCAACATCATTCCAGATACTGACGCTGCATTCTCAATCGCAGATCTAACAACTTTTACTGGATCAATAATTCCTGCTTCGAGCATATCACCATAAGTGCTGCTATAGGCATCATAACCATGAGTTAGTGGCAACTCGTGGACTTTTGTAAGTGCAACGTCATGTGGATACCCAGCGTTTTTAACAATTTGCCTAAAGGGTGCTTCGATTGCGCGGCGGACTATTTCAATACCGAGCTTAATATCGCCGGTGTATTCGTGTCCATTAAGAGATTTTGCTGCTCTTACAAGTGCTACGCCGCCGCCAGGAACTATTCCCTCTTCAACTGCAGCCTGAGTAGCGTTAAGTGCGTCATCGACGCGATCTTTACGTTCTCTCATTTCGACTTCAGTTGCTCCTCCGACCCTGAGGATGGCAACGCCTCCTGCCAAGCTTGCAAGCCTTTCTTGAAGATGAAGCTTTTCATGTTCTTCTATGCTAGGGTCAGCAAGCTGATCACGTAGATTATTGACCCTCTCGTCGATTGCCTCTTGCTTACCTTGACCTTTAACAAAGGTCGTATGTGATCTTGAAACAATAACTTTGCCACAATTACCCATTTGAGAAAAATCGAGGTCCTCGATCTTCTTGTCGATTGCCATTGTTATTACTTGGCCCCCGAGCAGCGTAGATAGGTCCTCGAGCATTGCCAGTCTTCCCTCACCGAAACCTGGGGCCCTAATAGCACAAACGTTCAGAAGGCCTCTCATCTTATTAACAACAAGGCCTTTCATGGCCTCGCCATCTAAATCATCAGCGATGATAAGAAGATCTCTCTTTTCTCCAAGAATCTTCTCCAAGAAAGGAACTAGCTCAGCGAGCGAGTGAAACTTTTTGTTCGTAACTAAGATTACAGGATTGTTAAGCTCTGATGTCATCTTTTCGCTGTTCGTTACAAAATACGGCGACAAATAGCCTCTTCCAATTTTCATTCCATCGACAACTTCAAGTGTCGTTTTGAAACCTTTTGCCTCTTCAACGGTGATGACACCGTCCCTACCGACCTGATCTACTGCTTGTGCTAGAAGTTTTCCTATTTCTGTTTCACCGTTTGCAGAGATAGTTCCAACTTGTGCAATTTCTTCTGAGGATGTTACTGGAGATGAAAGCTCTTTAAGATATGCAACTACCAGTTCTGTGGCCACGTCGATCCCTTTCTTTAGGTCTACAGACGATGCACCTGCTGCCAACATCTTTAGGCCCTCAGTGAAAATCGCTTGAGACAAAACAGTAGCTGTAGTTGTACCGTCACCCGCAACATCCGCTGTTCTAGATGCGGCCTCTTTGATCATTTGAACGCCGAGATTTGGAAATCTATCTTTTAAATTGATTGACTGCGCAACAGTGACACCGTCTTTTGTTAAAATAGGTGTAGCATTTACCCTCTCAATTACAACATTTCGACCTCTAGGGCCCATTGTAACTTTGACCGCATCTGCAAGAAGATTGACGCCTACAGCGAGTTTGTTTCGTGCTGCTGTATCAAACTTTAGAACTTTAGGTGTATTCGTAGTTGACATTTTAATCCTTCAAGAGGCGGCGTGAAGATTCTAGAAGGACCCCTGATGTATTGACATGCCTTCGAGATCTTGTTACGACGTTGATTGCAACGATTGTGTCTCCAACACTTACTGCTGTCTCGCCCTCTTCGAGAAGGCCCTTTGTCTTTAATGCTGATATGTCTTTTGCGGACAATGCTTGTTCATTCATAGTATTAAGCTCCGTTATGTAAAAATACTCATTTGATGTGTTCTGTTAATAGCGCTACTTCTTTCTGACAATTCTTCTTCGTCGAGACTTTTCAGGAGGTAGTGTTAGCTCTAAGTTTTCTATTTTTTCAATGCAGACAAAATCTTTCCTTTTGATCTTTGTCCTTATGAATACGTAATCATGTAAGACAATGTGGAGACTTTTTCCAATTACAGCAGGTATTGCTATAATGATACAGTCGTTTTTATCCTTGTCGTCTTTACAATAGACTCTTTGTCCACGTTTTAACTTCTGAACATGATTACTCATTACAAAACACTGCTAAATCGAATGTTCATGCTGTCAGGTATCTTACGTGTAGTGTTAACGTTTGTGTTAAGTGTCATTGCTTTCCTTGTTATCTTACAAGGCTTGAAAATGTGGCGGTCCATTTATTCCAAGTTTTCTCTTTAGTCATACTATCGAATTCAAACTCTTGGAATTTAGATCTAAGCGAATCCCAGTCTCCATTTCCCTTAAAGGTAGTCAAACCATCTACTTCGTGGAGCATGTCTTGAAGTTGAATGAGAGAGAAGTTGCGCTCTTGTTGCATCTTAAAGTTTTCATCCTTCATTCTTTCTGCTAACAAGTCTGGGTTGTTAACAAGTTTTTCTGCCGTCTTGTCACCAATACCTTTGATGCCCGGAATGTTATCAGTCTTGTCTCCTCGAAGAGACTTCCACAGCAAGTAGTTGTAGTCAGGAGCAGGAACGACTTTTTTCTTAATTGGATGCCAAATTGAAGTATTCTCTAGGTCGTCGTAGACCTGAATAAAGTCTGTGTCCGTCGAGACAATAAAGACGTCGTTTTCACTGTCGTATTTCTTAGCAAGAGAATAGATGACATCATCAGCTTCATAGTCTTCATGGCGAATAGACGTAATAGGCATCAGTTCTCTCATCAGTTTCTCAATGATGTCACGTTGCGTTCTAAACGTTTCTGGAGAGCGCTCTCTATTGCCCTTGTAGTCTGGAAGTAGAGTCTGATTGCCTTTGGGAATGCCTTCAAGTACGAAGTATGCCACATCAGGATTGATCTTTTCTACAATCGGCCTTAAACCTCTAAAGAAGTTGAACACAATATTGTGTTCACCTTTTCCAAACCCGAATCGTGCGCGATGCATCAAGTTGTATGCGTCTAAAATTAAAACTCTCACAATTGTCTCCTTTTGATCATAATATCACATGATCAGGACAATTTACATTCAGAGCTGTTCTGGAGGCATCTTAATGTTAACTTTAGCAATCTGGCCATTTGGAAGAGTTATTGTTTGACTCGTTGGTCGTGTCTCTTCCTCTTCGACACTTTCGTCTTCTTCGTTTTTAGTTTTTGAATCGTCAATAAGAGAGTCGATGTTGTCGCTTTCTTCAGGCTTTGTTTCTTCTTTAACAAAGTATGTATTAGCAATTTTTTCTGCATTGTCTACCATCTTATCGATAGCACGTTCAGCGTTTTTCTTTAAATGTAGTTTAATTTCTTCTACGCTGTTAAACAGCTGACCTTTGACCTTATCAATAGGAACGCTACGAATATCTTTCTGTGGTAGCGTTACCATATAAGACACTTTAAGACCTGACACTTTCTTGCGAGTTACTTCTTCAGAGATCTGCAAAGGAAAGATCTTATTTGATTCAGCTGCGAGGACGTAGATTATTTGTCCCACGAAATATTTCATTGTGTGTACCTTTTCATATGGTCTATCATATGAAATTAAAGATCTTGTGTATAAAAAAAAAGATGCCGCAATAATTGCGGCATCTTCAATTATCTTTGAGATCTCTTATCAAGCTCAGCAGTTTCAACCAAAATGGCTTCACCTGACTGGCGTGTGTACTCTGACAAATCGAGTGACTTAAGCTCATTGACAAGTCTTGTCTCTTCTCTGTACCCACCGTATGTGGTGTATATTCTGACAAGTCTATCGATTAGCGAATCATGTAACTTCATTTTAAACTCCGGGTAGGTTTATTCCCCAGTGCTTTTAAATCCTAAACCTAGAAGTCCAAGAGTGACGTTTCCTGTTCTGGAGTTGTTAGGCTTTTTCTGCCCAGAGAACATCCAGCTTGAGTCAGATCCTTCTTTAGCTTCCTGAACAATTGATTCGATCTCTGCTCTAATTGCCTTCCTGATCTGATTTTCAACAAGCTTCTGCTTGCTTTGTCTCTTTCTAGGTGAAGCACTTTCATTAAGAGTCGTTGAATCAGACTGTGAGTCTGAACCCTTGATCCCTGAAAGTTTGAGCATACGATTTGAGTTGAATTCCATGATGTGTTTCTCCTAAGATACACAAATATATATCAGCTCACCAACAATTCATCCGGTAATGATTTAAGCACGTAGGTGAAACGACTTTTTTTAGTAGTCGCAATTAAAGATCTTACGCGCTTTCTGCGATTGTTAAACTTATTCTCGATAATTGTTGGCCTGTCTTCTGCACGCTTAATCTTTTGCTTAATTGCGTACTTCTCTTTTGAAGTCATTTGATTCGCTTGTGTTTCTAGCTTTTTCTTAAGGCTTTCGATGCGGGTTTTATTTTTAAAGAGTTCGTCAGACTCATCTGTGAAGGTGTCATCGAACTCTTGCTTAAGGATCAATTGTCGCTGCACTTCGCTGTCAATCACTTCGCCCCATAGTACATTTGACTTAGGCATTCCTAGATGCTTGATCATTTGAGACTTGCCGCGTGAACCTGTACTTGGATTGTGAAAGTCATCTGGTGTTAGTCCTTCAAAGTGTAACACACAAAACTTTTCAAATGTCTCATCACTAATAATGTAAACGTAATCTAGGCTTTCTTTGTTTTCAAGCGTTGCATAGTCAGTAGATAGAGAGATCGAGTTGCTACTCTGGGTCGGTGATGTAGCTTTGCACTCAATTTCTGCATCAATGTCACCGATGTAAATGTCAGCATATCCGGGTCGACCATCTGCTTCTACTTCAACAAATGACTTAGAGAGTTCTTGTGCCAAAAACACTTCTTGTGGAAGTGACATAATGATGTTTCTTCGCCCCCGATTCTTTAAAAAGTCAAGGTCGAACTCATTGTGAAGTGTAGCTTGCCTTCGATGATACTTTACCATCTTTGCAAGGGTAGCTTCAATATGTGCCCTCGTAATGTATGTCATGCCTTACCTCCTGTTACTGTTATTATAAAACAGTTAAGAGGTAATTTGCACTCAATATATTAAGATTTTTCTACGTTGTCTCTTACAGACGCAGATATTTTTCTACCTGCAGCAGATGCTTCTTTTAGAGGTGCTAGACCAAGTGCTAACCTAACATCGTCGTAAGCCTTTTCGCTTAGCTTATCTTTTAGCACATCCATTCTGGCATACTGCCTAAGATCTGCCTCGACAATAGGAAGGTCTTCGCCGTCAGGTCCAGGCTCAATTTCACCTGTATCTCTATGTTCCCACAAAAGAATAAATCGAGGCATAGCCTCATCAGGTGGAACTAAAATGAAAGGTAGTGTCTGAGATACTCCGTGAATATCTTCTTCATACATTATCTCAGGAACCCAATTGTTTTCTTCACTCATTGCTTTTAAACTCCGTAGTGCCAACATAATCTGATTGACTATCAATGTTAATCAAGGTCAACACTTTCTACTTTTGACATGATTAGCTTGACATAAGGATGTTCAGGAGAGTCAGCAAGACCAGTTTCTTTAATGTGATTTAGAACACCTGTAACTAATGACTTTTTTAATTCATTCTTTATGTTTTCAAGTGCTGACGATTCCATTGAAGCCTGCTCAGCCTGATCTATATCTGAGGGTACTGATAGATTAATTGTCTTACCCGTGAGATTTGTTAGTTGCTCTAATGTTTCAACTGACTCTATATCTGACATGGCTTTGTCAAATTTATTTGCTGTCTTTGATGACATGTCATCAGACTTACTAATAATTCTTTTGGCACCCTGACTGTTTTTAAGAATGTTCTGAACTTCCGGACTGTTTAAGAAGAACTCAACAGATTCTGAGGAGACACTTTCAACTAAGACTCTACTTTCACGAAGTGCATTCAGCTGCTGAACCATTCCTTTCCAGTCATTTCTCTTCTTCTTTGTATTGAGCTTGCTGTCTTTGTTTGTCTGATAAAGCTTCTTAGCTGCAGCTGCAAGAGCACCCGCACCTGGTGCTCCAATCAATGCGCCTGCAGCGACAAGGGCCGTTGATGGGCTTTTTGTTGCTAGATCTGTTGCAACATATAAGACAGGGTTGAAAAGAAATGCCATCTTTCTTACACCAGTATCTGCATCACTCGACACTGTTTCCCAAGCTTTCTTTGTTGCTGGGTCGTTTTCAATAGCTCTAATTGTCTCTTCTTCATGCTTGACAATGCGATCTAATTCCATATCAGACCAAGGCATAAGAATCGATAGTGTTCCACTAATTAGCTTGAGAGCAGCAGACTGTGTTCTTGCAGATAGTTTTTGAAGCTCTCCACTTATTACCTTTCCTGCATCTTGAAATGGCTTCAGAAACATGTCTCCAAGATCGGAACCATAATCACCAAATGCAGCACCTCCACCTGTTGTTCTCTCTGACAATGTTTCTCTAACATATTCTCTAAGAAGGTTTTTGCTATTTTTCATTACGTCGTTCCTCACTATTAACTATTCTATCTCTCTTTCTGTTTCAGTATTAACTGGATGCCAGTCAGTTTTTTATACTTTGAACACAGTTCTTTTTCAAATTCATTTAGGCTCTGCTCTTTAGTTTTCGGATCCCTTGTAGAAAATAGTGTTCTAAGTTTTGGTGGTAATTGAAGCAAAAGAAGCTTCTTAACAACCATCCAATCATCAGTATCTTCCAAGATAATAGCAGCTTCTTTGACTTCATCTAGAATTCGTTTAGGTAATGCCATTTTGTCTCTTTCTGTTATAGGGTTCAATTCAAATCTTACAATACTCTTCAATCTTGTTTTATGAAGAGTGACATTTTTAGCTAACAAAATGATTTTGAAATTAAATTAAACACCACATCAAGACTGCTTATCCTTTAATAATATTCCTGATCAAATTTCTAAGTGATTCAGAAAGAGAATGATCTTTAATATACGACACAGCACGCTGCGCGTTTTCAGGATCTCTATCAAGATAAGGTGCCACGTAGTCTTTGTACGAAGTAATGTATTTCTTTAATTTAGGATCTTTAGCCATGTAATCTACTAGATCCTCGAACGTACCCACACTCTCAGGACTTGCTCCTATGCCCAAGAACTCAAGTACCTTTGATGGATCGTTGACTCTTGGAACTACAATCTCTTTGCCACGTGCTACTTGGAGTCCTCCAGGAAAAGAGATTGTCATCTTAATGTTATTTCCAAGCGCTTGTTGTTCAATAGATCTTTGCTTTGCAATGTGTGCGAGCATAAGGTTACGATATACACCCTTCACGCGATCATCACCAGTTCCAGACATCATCCATTCAGTATTATCAGGTGTCTGTGTGAACATAATGTCAATTTGAACATACTCTTGCGTAACCTTACCGGACGGCGTAATGATAGGGTACATAACAGCAGCAAGCTGCCCCACAGCTTTTACTTTCTTAGCATCATATATCTGCCCAGCATTTTTAACAAATTCTTTCTTGAAGGCCGTCTTGTTACTCTCTCCTATTCCAACAGCAATGTCAAGGTCGCCTGATCTTGACTTCTTGCCCGTACTTCCTAACATTTTGTATTCTTTGACTCCAACAGGATTCAGTACAGCCTTCAAGAAGTGGTCAAGAGTAGACTTAACATTCTCTTTGTCGATCTCAGTGGTAAGTCCTCCATTTGCATCCTTGAATGCATTACCTCCTTCACTTAATGACTTTCTAGTACGCAACCTTAGTAGACGAGCTCTATTTTCTTTTATCTTTGCAGGGTTTGCACCGTATGCAAAAAATCCTCTAAGTTTGTTGATAGGAGTGAAGAGGCCAGTAAGCTTACGTGTTTTACCCTTCCACTGAAATACGATGCCTTCCACAGACTTTTCAAAGAGTTCTTCTTCACCCACACGATTCAGTGCAACCTTAATTCTTTCAAGCTGCTTAGGATCTGCAAGTAGATTTCCGCTTTCAAATGCACTTCGAACCTTTCTAACAAACTGTCGCAAATCATCGCCGCTTTCAGTCCTGTTAGACGCTAGTGCAAACTCCATGTTCTTAAATGCATGTGCACCAATCCTTTGAATAATGTTCTCAATTGGAATAAGTGCTTTGCCCAAGACAGTGCCTCTGTCTTTTTCAAGTGCTTGGTATTGTGACCAAACTTCAGCATCAGCCTTCTCTAAAAAGTCTTTTTTGCCAACGTCTTTTTTGTTTCCGGTCACAAGTCTATAAGCAGCCTGCTTTAGAATACTGTCAGGAATTCCTCGCTCTGCTAAGATTTTCTCTGCAAGGTGTATTGCTAGATCACCAACAGTATTGCTTTCGTCAAGTCCAGCTTTAGATATAACTTTGTCAAGCCTACCCTTAAGATCGCTCATTACATGATCAGCGTCTAGTGATCTTTTAAGTTTGAGCAATGGCACAGCGCCCATTTTAATCTTGCTTTCAAGCTTGTCAATCGCATCTTCAGCGTCGCTAACAAATGTGCGATAAGCAGCATTATCAACTTCAGCATCTGGTCCAACAGCTTCGGCCTGTATAAACCTAATGTGAGGTTCTTCATAGACAATAGTATTTGGATTGTTTGGTGCAAGTAAGGCAGACTCAACTAATACCTGGCCGTTTTGGAACAGCTGGTTGGCATTCTGGGGATTCTTCTTAACAACGTAGTTAATGGCATCATATGCCATAAGAAAAGCGTCTCTGACGGTCATTCTGTCATTGTACTTAGATTGAATAGTGGCTCTATTCATGCCTCCACGCTGGACTCGATTCCAGTTTGCACCCTTGGAGAAGAATTGAAGCTCACCGTCTACGACACTGAATGTAACATTTTGACCATCCATCTTTTCTTGGATGTCTTCGAGCTTCCCGTCGACGACCGCCTCGATCACTTCGTAAAGCTCAGACAGCGGCATATCAAGATCTTCATAGAAGTTAAGGATATGTGCCTCTAAACCCTCAGTAACAAGCGACTCTCTAATTAGGTTTCTAAGTAGTCTTGAAGACTCTGCCATTGGTAATCCTTGGAGGAGAACTGCAATTATTTTATCTTTATCGTCTTCTGACAAGAAATTAGGAAGATACTTTGAGATTCTAGTTCTATCTCTCGTGCCGATAACAGCGCGAACATCTGAGCCTCTTACGTTTATGAGATCTGATAGTTCTTCGTCAGATGCATCTGGATACATTGTTTTCATCGCGGAGATCATACGATCGATTCCGTCATCTTCGTCATTTAGTCCACTATCAAAAGCTAATCTCTTTGAAGACACAAGATTGCCAAAGTATCTTTCTTCTTTCTCTGTACCAATGTAACTAGTGAATCTTCTTAGATCATTTGGATCAGAGTAGATAGTAAGCTTTGTCACACTATCAGGATCTATACCTAAGTTTGCAAGCTCAGTATTCGTGCTTTTTGCGACGTCCTCGATTGCCTTAAAAGTTTTCACGATTGGTGAAGGTGTTCCAAGCTGAACTGACAGCTTTTCACCGAACTTTTTCTCAAGAGAAGGCTTCACGATCTCAAAGATCTCTTTGCCCATTTCTTTTGTAAAAAGATAGTCTGATCCTTTCTTGCGTCCAGAAATAGCATAGTAAAGTACTACAAAGTCATTCTCTCTCATTGCCAAAGCAAGCTTTGAAAAGTGACCTGTTGTAAATGGCTTAAATCCGCCGCCGAAAATTCCTACTCTCATTTTTCAAATTCCTTTTTGACTATTTCGTATGCTTTGTCATTAAGCTTTAAAAGTTTCTCATATTTGTCATCTTCTAAACCGCGACTTTTCTTACTGTCAATTGCACTTTGAAGCCTGTCTTTATACGAAGACAATAGTACACTGAGTTCTGATGACGCACTGTCAATAATACCTGCAGACTCAAGAGTGTTTACAAGGCCTACTATACCATTAGCTGCTGAAGAAATAGTGATATTTTCCGTATTCATTCCGGGATTTTTGATCAAGATGTCATCTAGCTCTACTTCGCCTTGTGTTAAGTAGTTTGCTATGTCAGCAAAGATTGTAGACAGGCTCTTTCCTACTCTGACCAACTTTACATTTTTGCGCGTCTTGAATGGAACAGCAGAGCCAGCTTGTGTTTTTGCAAGAATTCCTCTGTCCGATATCGACAAGTTATATCTGTCAGACAAGATCGCGTAGACATTTCCAAGCGTATAACCTTTAAGCCCTCTTTCTGGAGTCCACCTAGCAGGCATCCATCCACTCTTGCCATCATCAGACACATACTGTGGATGTGTTACAATAGTATCTACTTGTACATGTTGGCCATCAGGAAGTTTTACAATAAGAAGTGTTGGGCTACTCTTAACTGTAGCGGGAACGTTTACTAATCTCTGTACCTGTGGATCACTACTTAAAAAGTCTACGAGTAACTTCGTATAAACCCTGTTTGCAAGGTTCTCGGCTTTTCTCTCATCTTCAGGTGAAGCATCTTTGTCAACTTCTACCGGAAATGCTACGAGATAGTCAACATCACCATACTCTTTGCCAGGGTTTGATTTAAGATCTTTTTTGTAATAAGCCGTCGATCCGACTGGGCCTAATGCTTTAACGGGTCGAGCACCTTTCTTTGCAAGGTACTTGTTCCAGAGTTCAATTGCTTCTACATAGATAGCAACTGCCTGTGCTACTACTTCTGGGGTCAAGACTGTGTCTCTTGTTAGATCAGGTGCCTTGAGACCACCCTCGGCAATCATTCTAATTGCCTTTCTAAGTCGATTTTCTTCGATAAGGTTGTTTTTCAGTCCATAACGCTTTGCAACACGAAGTTTCTTTCTCAACTCTTCTACTGCACGTGCGTAGATATACCTTGACTTTGATGTGCGACCTTGTCGATTTCTAATTCTAATTAGTTCATCAAGAGAGCCTTGCAAGTCGTCAATGTGCTTCTGTGAGCCATAGTCAACACTTTTACCACGTGAGGTGATAAAAGGTTTCATGACAGCTTCACGTATAAATTCTCGTAGATTGTCTTTCATATGCGCATTCCTACAGCGTTAAGTATTCAAAAGTATACTCAAAAATCAAGCTGTCAAGAAATAGCTTAATACTACATTAGTTCTTTTAGACGTCTACGCAGTGCTTCAGTCCTTTGCTTTCTTCCTACATCAATAGGAGGTGCAGTGTTTTCTACACCTGAAGAGCTTCCGGAACTCTGTGGAGACTGGGAGACTTTCTTTTTCTTCTTTTGCGAGGAATCATCGGACTTCTTACTATTTCTTGATTTAGCGTCAGACGACATCTTAACATTGTAAGGTTCATCAGAAGGCTCATCGGCCTCGGAACCGTCGATTCCAGCAGTTAATACTTGCGCAATTCCATCAAGAAATGCATAAAGTGCTGACTGCTCATCATCACTAAGCTCACCAAAGTACGTCTTCAGTTCCCCTCTGATCTCTTGATCTCTAAGTGATCTACCTGATCGGATTGTGTTGACTCTATCTTTAATCATCGTAAACGTAATTTCTTCTGCAGGCCTAGATGACTTCTTGGGATTTTCTTTTTCTTCGGGTTCGACTTCAAGTTTCTCTTTCTTGCGTGCTTTCTTTTTATCCCCGTCTTCTTCGTCTCCAAGTAGATCATCATCCGCTTCATCGTGGACATCCGTATCTTTCTTGCCAGACTTCTTTAGCTTACCTAAGCTTCCAGCTAAGTCTGTCTGGAACATTCTTTCGCTTTCTGCAGAAGAAGTAGATTTTTTTCGTGCGCTATGAACGCTTTCTTCGACAATAATCTTCAAGAACTCTTTTAGATTTGACGACGTTGTAATCTTTGCCATTATTTTTTTCTCCACACAGTTTTGTTCTGCGGGCGCTCTCTGTAAAGACGATTGTATTTTCTCTGAGGGCTCTCTTCCTGCTCCTCGGACAATGTTTTGACTCTCTTCTTTGAAACGTCTTCACGTTTACAAATGTCATCCATGAACTTATCAAATCCGTTAGACATGGTTGAAACTCCTAAGTGTATAGTAGTACGTATCTTGCTAGTAGTGAACGTTGACAGTCATTAAACAACTGCCCTTCTTAAACTCAATGCTATGTGAGATTCCCTTAAATATCTCTGAAGTAAGCCAGAAGGTTTTTGCGTCTTTATTTGGGCGAAATCCCATAGAAACAACTACATTCCCTTCTAGTACCTTCTGGACATCTTCCTGTAATACACTTAAAGCTACTTGTACGATTCTACCTGAACGATCCCACATCATAGCCTCCGGCTGACCTATGAACTGTCCAGTCTTCATATTCACAAGCATGTCGGGTGAATCTGCGGTAGTTTCTAAAGCCTTCTTCTTTTTCTTTGGCTCAAACTGCGAAGGATCAACGATATTCTTAATCGAATCGGACATCAAAATATCAGTCATTTGTCCTCTCAAAGTGATAGACTACATCTTCAAATATAGAATCAACTTCTTCTGCATAGTCGAGATCGATCTCTGTAATGTCATCGATGTCTCTCGTCCAAACTTCTACTTTGACTCTACTTTCAAACATAGTAATTTTTGCATTATGGTGAATGTTGTCTTCGTAGTCAATTATTTCAAGGAAGAATGCGGCTTTCATTCTTGAATCTTGAAAGTCAAAGACACGGGATAACCTTTTAGAGTCACCCGTGTCTTTGACAGACCATTTCTCTTCATTTACACTAATAGGAAGATCGTCTGTATGAGCCGAACTTTGTGCTTTAGGTAAAATAGAGTCGATGTACGAAAACGAAGGCAGATTTAGGTGCTCGCGCTCGTCAGGTTTTATGTTGACCGCTTCTGACAATTTCACTTTTCCTGCCTTCGTTTTTACTTACTCTTTCGTGCTGCCTTCTTCTTTCTTACGCGCTCGAGGTCTTTCTCTTTTCTCTTTGCAACGTAGTCCTGAAGTTCTGGATTGCTTCTCATCATCTTCGACCAGACCTTCTTCAATGCAAGCCTGAAGGGCTCGTACTTCATGAGCTCATCGAAATTGTTGTCAAAATAGCTTCCTGCATATGACTTAAAGGAATCCAGTTCGGCAACGTACTCTGTTCTGTTCTTGAGTGTAGTAGCATCTTCTGGTTCGATAATGCCCTCTGCTTCAAGTTCTCCGACATAGTGATCAATGACTGTCCTGATGACTGGGTCGTTGTGATTAAGCGGCGTTTTAAGCTTACCGTCTTCTAGCTTAGTAATAAAATCTGCGGCTGTACTAATCATGATTTTTTCACGTTGCTTTTCTGGCATGTTTACAAGGAACATAACCTTGTCCATTAAGTTAAGCTTACGTGGATCTTCTAGGAATTGTCTAACAGCTGATGGTGTATTTAGACCTTCAACTTCGCCTGCGATTGCATCAAGTGTAAGTGGGTTTCCATAATCACCTGGATCACCGATCGGCTCTGCCTTGTATCCTGGCTTCTCCCACTCTTCGTATGTGTCATCGTCAAGCCAATCAAACTGCTTGCGCTTCTTTTTAAGCTTAATATCTGACCAGGACTTTGGAACTGCCGCATTAGACTTAGCACGAAGCGCATCTGATGCACTCTTCTGTCCAGCCTCTTCTTCTGAATATGGACCTTCTTCTCCGGGCTTGAGTCTTGGTTCATCCTCTTCAAAGTCATCTAGCATGCCAGCGAAAGAATCACCGTTCGCTTCTTTGATTAGGTGCCTAATTTTCGCGCGCAAACGCTGCTCGTAAACATTCATGTTCATATCCTCTTCTTTTTGCCAGGCGACTGCGTCCTGTGATAGATCTTTAAGTTTTCTAAAAAACTTTTCAACTTGCTTTGGTGGAACTAACTTGGCAAGTGCAAATGCTGCCCTTGACAATGCAGCAACATTGTGAGGCTCATATTCTGTGTCTTCCACAGGAGGCAACTCAAATATACCTTCGGGTTGCATTGTTTCTGACGCTTCGACAGGTGGCTTTGATGCTTTCGGCTCAGAAACAACAGCAGGCGCCGGCTTTTCTTTCGAATCGGCACTTGTAATTGTCTCTATGAGCAAATCTACTATTGCATCTTTGCTAACTGTTACAGCCATATTAAAACCTCAACTTGTCTTGTTGCTATCCATACATATCGAGAAGAACTTCAAATAGCAATTTAACTATTCACTGACTAGCTGCCTGGCCGATTGCCCATCCTGAAAGTACTGTTAGACCGATGCCTGCTATTGTTCCGCCAGCAAACCAAAGTGCTGTATTTGGCTTCTTTTGAGACATCAGTTCCTTTGACAAGAAATCGATCTGTTCATCTCTGATTTCAATTCTCTGCTGACACAGTGTTTCAGCAGTATCGAGCTTAATTTTTAGCGAATCTATCTCTCCGTCTTTTACTATCTTGATAGATTCTACTGCTCTTGTCATCTCAAGTTTACAGGCTTCTTCAGAAAAATCTAGTTGGGTCATAATTTTTGCTGCGGCTTCGGTGCTAAGTAGAGTGCCCGTGAAGGGTACTATTTCACCCTCCTCAACGGTAGTTATAACTTCAGCACCAAAAGCATTAAATGGCAAAAGTAATGCTACAGCTAAGAGTAAGAGTTTAGTCAATGACAACAGTTACTCCCGTAAGCTCAGCTATTCTTCTTGTAATGTAATTTGGATTATTGTTGTTTTCTTTTATTGCTTTTGTAATTTCTTTTTTTGCTGCCCTGTCTAGTGTACGCTTTTCTTTTTTGTACTTTTCTTCGACTTCTTTGAGTGCTTTAGTGGTTCTAAGTTCAACTTCTCTAATTTCTCTTTGCTCTGTTTCTTCTGATACTTTAATTGCAAGAAGCTCTTTTTCATGTTTATCTCTTAGTTCGCTAATCCACTTTGAAAAATCAGGTGCTCTTTTCTTTCCCATTAAGAGTATTACTAAGGCTAGAATAACTGCGCCTAAAACAAATTCGCTGTACTGCTTCATCCAGACAAATGTTTTATAGATAGTACTTTTAATCGCTAACAATGTAATCATTTTTCCGTCTCTCTATATGCTACTATTGAATCAATAAAACCTTGTGTACCAACATACGCAACAGCAAGTGTCATCCAGTGATCTGGAGTTAATCCAAGTCCCATGCCAAAAAAGAAAGTCCCTACTAGAAACACAGTTAGCTTCCGAGAGATGACCTTTCCTACCGTTCTGTCCAGCCAAGATCCATTCTTGTTGTCTACCAGGTTTTTTGCTTTTGGTGAAAGTTCTGACATTGCATTAGTACTCCTTAATCTTTAAGCGGCGATTGTGCCTCCAATAGACTAAATAGATCTTCAACTTCGCTTTCTTCCAATTGTTTGACAACTTTGTTTCTTTTTTCTGTCTTAACCTTAGCTAAAAGACGCATCATGTATGGATCTTCAAGGCCAATCCTCTGAGCAACTTCTTCAAACACAGACTGAATTGAGAGTTCACCATTTTGAAGCAGTTTAACTCTTAGGCGTGTATGAGTCGTTTTTGTCATCTCGACGTGAACTGTCTTTTTCTTTGTAATTTCCCCAGCAAGAATCGATGCTCTTGTTCTCTTCTTTCTCATTAGATACCTCCCGGACCAGCTCCTGCAGCTGCGGGTCTACGAGGCTCATTATCAGAAGGCTCAAGTGATAGATCGAACTGTGTATCGAGTGTCTCTTCTAGTGCATCTACAAATCCAGGACCATAGTTTTCTTCAACAAAGTTAATTGATCTGTTTAAGATTACTGTCTCAATGTCCAGGAGGTTTCGATAATTTTGAACAAGTCGAGCAACTCTACGAGCAAACTCATCAATGTCGATAGGTGGTTTGTCTGGCACACCCTCTGCATCCGCTTCGACATCAGAGCTATTAGGTACATCACCTCCTTCTTCGCTCTCTTCTTCGACATCGTCTTCGGGTGCCTCTATGAGGGTGGCCAGACTGTATAAGTAACCCTCTTCTTTGAGTTCTTCATCAATTGATTCATTTTCAAATCTAATTAGTAGTGAGTCGATTTGATCATCAACAGAGTCATCTGACAAGCGTGCTTTTCCACTAATGTTTGCAAGCTCTTCAAAGATGAGAGTTCGTAATGTGTTCTTTGATAGTTTCATTAGTAGGTGTCTTCCTCAATCTCTTGCCCTGACGCTAGCATTTCGTACGAAAATGCACTTTTTCCACAATCGTAATCATCTTCGTCTGCTAAGATCTCTTCTCCACCACAACTTGGGCAACCACAACCGCAGTCGCTTCCTGTTTCATCGTCATACTCTTCATATTCGTCATACAAATCAGGAGAATACTCTTGTGGAACTAATGCAAAGCTGTCTCTTCCAATTGAGCGTGACAGCTCTTCTCTAATAATTCTTTTGAGCGTGCTTTTCTTAATTTTCATTACTTTTCTCCGAATTCTTTTCGAACGTCCGATCTTTCATCATCGTCAAGTTCTTCATCCCAGATTTTACCTGCAATTTCTCTTGCGTGATCTTCGTCATCTATGCCTGGAGTTTTTTGAACTGTATCTAGAGTTTCTTTCCACCAATTTTCGGGTGCACGAGATTCTGCATCTTCGTCAGCTTCTTCAATATAAGAGTTCAACGACTCTCTAATTAGAGCGCGAAGCCTACCTTTGGTAATTTTCATAGTTGATACTCCTCTTTTAAGTTCTACAACGTCTGTCGAATTAATTCAATTGCGTTTTCTTCTGGCATATTTCTAATTAGGCTTTTGTACAACTGATAGTCTCTAAATACTAAATCCTCCAAAACATCTGCAGGATCAGCATCTCTTGGGATAGCGTCTTGGCTCCGATCTCTACGCGTACTCTGAATGTACTTTTCAAGATCAGTCTTTAGGCTTAGTGGTGTTTCACCAAATGCACTTGTGTCGCTTCTGCTGAAATTACTACTAAAGTACATTGGATCATCGTCGATCATCTCCTGTAGTACTTCTTTAATTGATTCTCTGAGAAGCTTTCTTGTCTTGTTCATTTGATTGCCTGCCCGATTCGATCTGCTTTCTTAAATCTTTCTTCGATTACTACCCAGTCAAGCTCTTTCATCATTGAGTAGATGTAAGATCTTCTGTCATCTAGGTAATCTCTAAAGTATGCATGTTCCCAAACATCGATAACTACGACCGGGTAACAACCAACTGGAATTGATGTATCGTGAGATTCTACAAAGAAGTTAATGTATCTCTGCAAAAATGTACTATAAGCACACACAGCCCAACCAGAAGCACCAGACATTGCATTAGCTACAAGATCGTATTGCCAGTTGTCAAAATTACCAAAGTCTCGTTCTAGCCTCATGTAAGATAGTGAGTCCATTGTAACTTCACTGTGCACATCACTAATGTTTGCAAAGTACAGTTCGTGCAAGTAGACTGCGTTCATGTAGAAGATCTCATTTTGCTTTAAAGATCTATAGGTTCTGAAGTCGCTCTTTCTATCTACAGTGTCGAGCTCTGCACTTATTCTTGTAAGTTGCTCTGTGTAATTCTCATACAGCTTCTTGTGTGCATGCTTAGCTTTTTTTGAAAGAAGCTCTGTAGGCAAGTTATAAGTTTTTGCAAGTGCCACATACGATTCGTTTAGAGTACTAGATGAAGACTCTCGCTTTATGCCAAGATCTTTCTGTATTCCTTCTAATACTTTTCGCTGTGTTTCTTTTAGATCAGTCAAGTTTATATTCCTTTTCGAGTTCTTTTCTCGAGACCGTAAATTCTTCACCATCTGGTGTCATGAGCACAATGTCATCTATACCTAGTTGGGATATTGTGTAAAGCAGGTTCGTCTTGTTGTGTCTGATCTTAAGTCCGACATCAAGCACAGTATGCTTGTCATCACCAAATCCTGATGTATCGAATTCTTGTAGATTCTGAAGATGCTTTTGATATGCTTCACGCATGAGAGTTATTAGCATCTTTTCATCAAGTACATTAGTCATTTAGGCCTCCTGTGATGCCCGCCATTCTGCGCCATTGTTCTAAGACAATTTTTTCTTCATCGTTGACCTTCTGTTCGACCTGAATGCCTTTGGTCTTAAGCACGTCAAGTACGGCGTTGACAATTCCCATTGGGACTTTGTTTTCACCATACTTTGATTCGAGCGCCGCTTCTATTTCAGATCGTGACAATGTTTTGATTGATTCGGGCTGTGTATCACTTGTGCGTGTATCAGATGATGTCGAAACTTCCTCGTCTTCGTCTCCATCTTCATCGCCCATTGCTGTATCAACAACATACTCAGCATCTTCATCAGATAGTGCTGAAGCAAGAGAGTCAGGTACAACATCCATAAACTGCTCTAATCCTGTTCCTGTTAGGTTCAGAATATCACCTCTAAGCTTTTTAGGTGTAAGTCCAAACCAATTATTACGCTTTCCAAATAAACGTGATAGGAAGTCATCAGGTGTAAAAGACTTCTTGATTTGGATGTTGAGATCTCTTAGGCCTTCTTTGTCAAGAATATCACCGATTGATTTTTCTTCTTTAATAAAGGCAGACTCTGATGTCACTCTACTTTGAAGCTGCTGGAGCTCTTGGTTCTGTTTAATTACTTCAACAGTGTTACCAATAGCGCTTAAAAGACCTGCTACTTTAGAAGTCATGATAGCAAACGAGCGTTTACTAGTTTTACCCCTGATAAGAGCTCTAAAGACAAATCGCGCATTTTTAACTGCTTTCTGGACAGCGAGCCTCGTATTTTCCATTTCAGGAGGCACTCTATCTGCGAATTGACTTAAACTTTGTACTAACTTTGAGAATTCATCTTTTGAGAATTCTTCTTTCAAAAGAAAAGAAGCAACGGAGTTTTCTGATAACACTCTCTTCTCTAGAATCTCATTTATATACGCGCAACCTTCGTCGAGGGCGTGATTTGTTTTTTGACGATTAGTCATGTGACGTGTCCTTGCAAGGTACGCCTATACTTATCTCACACTCACTTGATTTGTATAATTTCGATTCCCGCATCTTTTAGTAACTCAATGCCGGACGTATCGACGTATTCTTTCTTGAAGTATACTATGTCTATATTAGCATTGATAATTCTCTTTGCACACATTATGCAGGGACTAAGAGTAACATACATCTTCTTCTTCTTCGGGTTGTTGAAGTCGCACTTGATAAGTGCATTCTCTTCTGCATGAATAAACCCAGACTTTCCCGTCTCAAAAGAGGCACGTTTGTTACTTCCTCCCTTTTCGTCGCCGTTGTATCCCACAGATAAAACTTGAGTATTATCAAGTGTTACAATTATAGCGCCCACTTTTGTTTTCTGATCAGATGATCTTCTGCTAATTTGCTCAGCAACTTTCATCCAAACTTCATTCCATTCTGGTCTCATGTTTAACTTCTAGTTTAGTATAGTGCTTGCTTAAGAGACTTGACAGTATCCTGGACTATCTCTGTTAACAAGAATGGAAGAACTGCATGCACAAAACACTTCATCGAAGCGAAAAGCAGAATACCTGCAAATCTTGATGCTCTGATGAAGTGTTCGATGTAGGAGAACCCTGTTTCTTCTAAGTGATTGAAATTCATTAGAAAGGGTTCTCCTTGCAGAACTTTACAATATTCTCAATGCATTCAAATTTCTCATCCGGAAGATCTTTGTACGATGCACCTAGTAGAGAGATTATCACACTAGGTACATGTGCATATGCATTTCTGCCATCAGGGTGGCTAGGATGCTCAGGTAGGCGTCCCTTCAAGGTTGTCGACGCTTCCAAGATCATCTGTCTCATCTTCTGGTTCTTTTCCGGGCTCATCAAATATCTCCTCAATGCTTTTGTTTCCTGGCCAACGACAGCCTGCTGCCGATCTATGACCACCGCCGCCGAAGACCTTTGCGATCTCGGAGACGTCAGTGTCAGGTGTAACAGAACGGAAGCTTACGTGGTATGAACTATCCTTGTGATCAAGAAACCAAACCACAGCCACATCAGTAAACTTTGCTAAATGCATTCCGAATTCTGACATCCAGTGTGAAGAGTTTACTACTAGAGCAGATCTTCCCTGGATCTTTCTTTTTGCTGCTCGACCCATAATCTTATTGATAAATGTTCTCTTGTGTGCAAGGATATAACTTCCTCTTTTTACTGCATCATCAAATACAGAGTTGTCTGTATATGCGTCATAGTCTTCAAACTTCATTTCTACCATGTCGAAAGCAGCACTAAATTCTTTACTGTATGGGAGTTCCCAATTCCATAAGTCTCTGTCTTGAATGTATGACAAGAACTTAGGCGGCTCTTTACCAGGGTGGAAAAACTCCCAACCTAAGATTGCTCCTGATTTGTTCATATCAAAGTGTGTCTGGCTAATGTCATGCAACTCAATCATTGCAGACTTATGATGATCTAAAACAAGAAGCTCTTTAGCATCCTCAATCATAGCCTTAGTCGTTGCATTATCGTAAGAGAAGTCAACGATCACAACATTTTTCCCAGTCACATCAGGTGGCGGTGTTCCAAACTTTCCAGGAACATACTTTGCTCTACTTCCAAGAAGCTTCCACGCAGCAAAAGCAGCACCGAAGCCATCAGAGCAACCACCGTGATAAATGACAATATCTACATTATTTGGATCCATCGAAAAATCTCCTTCGAATCATTTTATACTATTTTTGTGACTTTTACAAATCACAGTTACCACATGTCTCTTTCATTTGTGTAGCTGTGGCAGTTCCAGCAACGTGGTTCATATAGGTCGGCGCCGCCCACTTGTATCTCTTCTCCTTCTTCTACCTTCCTCTGAGTATAAAATGCGTCTGCCTGACACTCTACACAAACAGCTGGACACTTTTCAATTCGTGTTGCCCAGGGCATTATCTTTGCAACTTCATCAAATGCTTTACAAGACGCTGACATCTCCAAGGAAGACACAATTATTGTCTTACCAAGTCTAAAAAGACGTATTAGTGTTTCTGCTACATCATCTATCATAAATGCTTCGTCAACAGCAATTACATCATAATCAACGTCAGAATCTATCAAGAATCTATAAATATCCTTAGCAGTTTCGACTGTGACTACTTCGACGTCGTCAAGCGTTAGACCTATGTGCGTCTTTATGTTTGTTTTTGAATAGCGATCATCCATGATAGGCTTAAAAGCTACTGTTCGCTTTTTTTGATACTTGTATCTATCGATCTGAGCTAAAAGTCGAGTAGTTTTACCACTAAACATCGGACCTGTGAAGAGGATAAATTCTGGATTACGCATAGTCTTCCCACCACTTAATAGTAAGTTCTAGCCCTTCCCAGAAGTGGACTTTAACTTTATAATCCAATTCCTCTTGTGCTCTTGAGATGTCTGCGAGGGTATGCCTAACATCTCCGATTCTTCTAGGTGCATGGTTGATTTTTACTTTATCACCGTGCTGATTCTTAAGTGCTTCAAGTATTTGATTGTTGCTTACACTCTTTCCGCAAGCAATATTGTAACACCTGCCAGTCTTAAGATCTTTATTACTAGAGCTTAATAATAGTTGTGCAGCCTGAATATTAGCATGCACGACATTGTCGATATAACACATATCTCGTGTCTGTTCTCCATCTCCATCACTCCTTAGTTCAAGCCCGTGTTTAATTGCGTGACACCAGGCTGATACTGCAGTCGCATATGCACTTCCGGCCAATTGACCAGGCCCGAAAACGTTAAAATACCTTAGGCCTATGCTTTTGAGCTCGTATAAGTCTGCATACAACTTACTATAATCTTCAAGATGATACTTTTGCATCGCATATGGAGATTTAGGTAGAGAGTGGCCCTTTTGGCTTTCGACTGTAGGTAGAATTGAAGCACCACCATACACAGCGCTAGAAGATGCCCAAACAACAGGCGTCTTGCTATCTGCCGCTGCTTTAAAGAGTAAGAGTGATCGGTGTAGATTGATCATATTGCTCTTTACAGGGCTTTCTACAGAATATGATACGCTTGGAATGGCTGCTTGATGAAAAATGACGTCGTATCTAGACTTTTGAATTCTTCTAAGTACACTTTTATCTGCAAAATCATTTTGAAAAAATGGCACAACAGCTTCGTTCTTTGGGATACCTTCTGCAGCACCTGTTCGATTAGTAAGACTATCAAGCCAGTCATCTGATCCTACATAAATAGTCTTTAAAGGGCTTAACAACTCGTAAGAGCCTGATGAAAGATCATCGACAACCTCTACATCCCATCCCTCTTTGACAAGTTCTTTTACAAGGCTAGATCCGATAAATCCAGCACCTCCTGTTACTAAACAACGCATTTTTATCTCCTACTAGAAGTATTTTACCGCACCAGATGTGCAGAGTTTAAGCTAAAACTAAACTTAGCTTCTACAGGAGAACCTAGATTGTATTTCTCATGAACTACACTTGCGAGGTAATAAATGAACTCAAGATCCTTGCGAAATGTCTTTGCAACGTTTGAAGATCGCAAGTTCACGTTTACATCCATAATGTTGTCTCTAAACAGAATATGAATGAGTGAAATGCATGTGTCGTCAGTGTATATAAAACGTCGAGATGTAGAAGTTTGTTTCTCGTTATACTCATTCTTACCATTAAGCTCATTTGTCATCTTTGTAGTCATCTTTTCAAGTATACCCTTGAAGTAGTCCCCTTCTACATCGTCATCAAGAATTTCAGGATCAGCTTCTGGAAAATCAAGATCTTCAAAGAAGGTGAAACTCAATGGAACTTCGCAGTCTTTTGCTGATGTGCTTGGGATGTTTGACACGTATCTTAGTACTTCACTTGCAATGTCATCTAAGTCACACTCTTCTTTTGTCTTGTTCCAAGCTACAATGTCATGTGTTGTTTCTTCGACACTTTTCGTATCATTTTCGACGTGAATGACATTAGGTAGATTTGATATCCACTCTTGATCTTCGAACAAAGTGTAGAGTCGAGAAAGCGATTCTTCTGTTTGGAAATCATCGCCGCGTTTTTGGAATCTAGCCTTGACTGTCTCCCAGGGCGGAAGGACAAAAACGACACGATTATTCAAACATGATAGCTCTGTCCAAAAATTACGTGCATGTTGAGTTAAGTTCCTACTATACATTTGACCGTAAACTAACATCGATAGCGTTGAACGATCTTGAATGTTCCATCGGAACGATGACTCTCTGTGTATCTGACTGTACAAAGAAGATTTACCAGAACAATCTGGTCCTTCTAAGATTAATTGACTTGTATGAAATCTGATCATTTTACATCCTTATGCTACATCATACACACTTTTGATGGAATCTTTAATCAATCGTCACTTTTCATTTCTGTTATAACAGATTCATCAAGAAATGCGTTAGCGAGTGGAAAACCTTTATTTTCAATTTTGCAACGATACTGAAAATGAACGTTGCCGTCGACCCGCTGATCTTGAATTTCCTCTATCTTGAGAGAAACTTGTGTTGTAACTGTGTCTCCAATCTGGTATTTAAACAAAGATTTTACGTACATTTCATGAATATTCTTGTGAGATACATTGTGAGTTTCTCCTGCTAGACCGATCAAATCGTAGAATACTCCCTTGCGAGTTATTCTGATTTCGTCTACTGAGAAGACATGCTTTGTATCTCTGTCTATAAACTTAACGTAGTCACCTATCTTAAACATTTTACTCCTTTGAATCAATTCTGCGAACTATTCTTAAAATAAGCTCTGCATTTTGTAGAAAAAAGTCCAGGACACGTCCATCTGTAAGCAAACATCTGTACTTTTGATGTTTGTTACCTTTATTCACAGATACCACCAGCATAAGGTCATTGCTGACGATGTGTTTCTGATGATCTGGATGTCCCAGAGATACGAGGTCGCCTTTCTTGTACATCATTGTGCTTCTTCCTTTACGCGACTTAAGAGAGTCACTTTGTACAAATATCTCTTGTATACACTTCCGTCAATCAAGATATCGTAGTAGATCATTCCAGCTTCGTCCTTGTATCGGGCGGTAATAAGACCGATGACGACTTGGTTCGATGTCACAAAGTAGAACCTTACGATATCGTTTGCTTGAAGGTCAACAGACAATTTCATGACGTTTGGAGTTCACTAAATTTGATAAAGTTGATGCCTCTGTCGTTAAATGCCAAGATTTCTTCAACACGCTTAGCTTTCTTCTGTCCATTTGAATAGAGTTTACCAAGTGTAACAAAATCAAATCCATGCGCCTTCAGATTTCTTTCGTTAGCGTCTGTCTTGAGACAAGAGATAATGACAGGGTTTTTTCTCTTTCCAAGTGCTTTCACTAGCTTAATATCATCTGTGATGGTCCACCCAGCTGGAGTATAGCTTGTAAACGTAGATGAGTACGGTGCATCTGCATAAATAACAGCATCTTCGTCTTCAAGATCAGGTAGCGAATGTTCCCAGGAAAGGCATGTGGCTGCTTTTATTTTATCAGATGGGGTAATTAACAGCTTATCAAATGGAAACCTCCTAGGGCCTCCATAAGGCACGTTACAGCCATTCTTGCTGGCCCGCCATAACCCATTAAATCCTGCGTAAAGAATAGCTAAGAAGGCAACTGGATCTTGCTCGCCAGTGCTCTTAAAGTTATTGCGAACCTCGTAGAATTTAGCCCGTGGATCAGGATCACCTTGAATGCTATCGAATAGATCACGAACTTCAGTCAAGTAATCGTTCTTACGAAGTGCAAGCTCTTTGTACATGTTAATCAAAGGCAAACAGGTATCGTTTAAGTATGCCTCCTTTGCATGCGTTAGCGAGACAGATGCACTTCCTGCAAAAGGCTCGTAGCACACGTCCATACTTCTGAAAACTGGTAGAAGCCACTTTTTAGATCCTGTCCATTTAATTGTCATTCTTTTTCTCACTTGGATTGTACAACTGTTCATTCAGTAACTGCTGTTGAATTATCTCAGTTTTGAGGCGTTCTCGATAGAACTTCTCATTGTCCATCTGTATTCTTCGATACTTTTGGTACAACATTGTAGCAAATCCTGGAATTGAAAACACTAAAATTGCTGAGCTGACAATGCCAGCTACAACGATCAGACCTATCAAGAAATTAGCCATCAGTCACCCTTTGTCACAATGAAAGGCGCCGGCGCCCATAATTGTCTCCTTACTAGACAAGACAATTGTACCACAATTTGATGGTTATTTACAATCGAAGACTACTTTAAAATGTGTGTGTGTGATTCTCTAAGTGAATTTCCAGAGACTCTTAATAACACACATTTAGCTTGAAACTCTTCGATACTAATACATCCTGAGTAGCTTAGTGCACTTTTAACTCTGGATTCTACTTCTCCCAGGATAGTTTCTACGCTGTCAGTTTTAAATGGGATTCTTGTTGTAATACCTTCAAGAGACGCAGCTTTACCTCTCCAATCAATTTGCGCATCTTTACTGGCCATACCTCGATAAACCTTCATGAGCTGGCCTTTATACATGTAAGCCTCACCAGGAGTAGATGCTGTCCCAGCTAACATACTACCCAGCATAACAGCATCAGCACCTGCTGCAAGGGCCTTAGAGATGTCTCCTGCGTTTCTTAGGCCGCCGTCGGCAATCAAAGCTGCCGGTCTTGTCGAGGTTGCACACTCAAGAATTGAAGACAATGTTGGCATTCCGTGTCCTGTCTGGAGTCGAGTACTACAAATACTTCCACCGCCGATTCCGACTCGAATACTGTTTGCGCCCCAGTCTGACAAGTCGTCGAAACCTTTCTTCGTGGCTACATTGCCTGCCATTATGTGGATGCCCAATCCGTACTGCTTGCGTAGTTCATAGAGCGCTTTTTTCATCATTTCTGTGTGTCCATGGGCTACATCAATACAAAACTTGTTAGCACCCTCCTGGATATGTGCATCGACGCGCTCGATATAGTCACCTGATACGCCGATCGCTATGACTTTGTTGTGTGCTTTCTTTGCTATTTCGACCTGATCTTCGATAGAGTTATATCTGTGAATGACGCCGATTCCGCCGGACCTTGTCATATCATTACACATAACATCTTCAGTTACAGTGTCCATCGGACTTGAAATAATAGGCAGTGAAAGATCAAGACCGCCACAGAATGAATATAAGCTAATCAAGCTCCTAGATGGGATCTTAGAGTATTGCGGTCGAATGAGAATGTCGTCGAAACAGAGCAACTCCGGTTTTTGTAGGTCAAGTCTCATTTAAAAAGTACCTCGTTGTGTCCATGACGGACTGTCTAGAAACTCTATGTGATCAATAGGGAACGCTGCATTTTTTCGAATAGCACTTGTGATTGACTGTAACATGGCTTCTTCTGAATCATATCGGCGCAACACACCGTTATAAAAGAATGGCCACTCTTCTTTGTGCCCCATAGTGGCGTTTAAATAGCTCAATTTTACTGCTGTCGAAAATACGTCAAGCTTATTGATGTAGATTTTGTTTGATCCAGTAATATTGATTGCTTTGATAAGTTTGTCAACATTGAGAAAGTTTGTATCTCGTGCCCTTCCAGTTGTTACGCCAATCTCTTTACCTGCTACGGCGAGATCTTTTTTAAAACGAGCGTGATTCTCCGGCTCTGGATCGAAACTAGGATCGATTCCGACTCTTGTGTCATACATCTTAGCAACACCGTAGACATCACGTATTGAATAGTGTGAGAAGCCTAAAGATAGTGCACCAGCGGGTGTTGTATTTGAAGATGTAACATATGGATAGTTTCCGTAGTCTACATCAAGCCAACATCCTTGTGCTCCTTCACATAACACCTTCTTTCCGAGTACTTCATCCCAAATCATGTGTGCAGGGAGGTAGTCTTTTGCAAGTTTTCCTGTTCGTCCATATTTGTCCCTATACGCTGGTGCAATACCGTTACCTGTAGTACCCAATCTTTCCTTGAACTCTCCAGAATCTTCTCTAATGTGATCATTCGTAACGATATGAGCACGAGGAGATACTTTGACAAGTGAACCGTTATGTCCTGCCTTCTCTAATAGGGAGATCTCTCGCATCAGTTTCTCAACATTAACAACACAACCAGGACCAATCACACTCTTGATGCCGAAGAGTACACCGCAAGGGACAATATGTGTTTTGTATACCTTTTCTTCTCCATCTTTTCCGGGCACATGAATTGTGTGCCCTGCATTTGAACCTCCGCTCCATCTCGCGACCATGTCATAGTCACCTGTTGATGCTAGTCCTGCTGCTATCTTTCCTTTTCCTTCATCGCCCCAAGCTAAACCTGTAACGATGTCAACGATCAAACCCATGTCGTTTTGTCCCTTTGAATTATTTCTAAACAATCTGAATCACGATATAGTAAACCAAGTGGTGTGTATATCTTGTAGCACAATCCTTCGGAATAAGGTGCTGGAATTTGGGCATCAGTTATGATGCCTACTGTTTTGTTCTTGAGCGAACCAAAATGTCCCGTTGCTTTCCAGACACGAATTTCTACCAGGTCACCACGACCTACATTACTCATACTACTACCTGCTTCATTGATTGTATTAGCTTAGCATTTATGTCTGTTCGCTTTATAATACAACCATCAGGTGCTAACATTGTATAGACAACACAAGATGATCTAGTGTTAAATGAGATGACTAGACCGACTGTGTCAACTTTAAAGTGTTCACTGTAACCTTTAGCATAGACAGTTATCTTAACTAAGTCACCGGAGTTAAGGCAGTTTCGTTTCATGCAATCCCTCAACTAATTCATAGTCCTGAAAAAATCTGGTGTGTATCGTGAGTGTTTCTGAATCAATGACTTTTGTTGTTGTGATGTATGTAATTTCTGAGCATCTCACATTCATCACGATTCCGAGGCTTCGTGTGGCCCTATGTCGGACTAGATCACCTCGCATGTATCTATACATCAGTCTAGATCCAGTGGACGAATCTTCCATGCTGTGGTCGATGGACCCCACTTGTCGTCGCCCTTAGCTTGACACATCCAAACACTGAACCTTGGGATCTCTTCTTTGAGATTACCCCAAACCTTGAGCCAAACAAGATTGTTGTCGCCATCTTGTGCTCTGATTCTGTGATACGTCTTGCCGTTCTTGGTCTTTTTAACTTGAACTTCTCGACATAGGAACCATGCAACTGCTTCGACGCCACCTGGGATTTCTGTCAACGGAGGAATATCCTTCTCTTCAAGCCTTTCCAAAAACCCTTCTGGGAACAACTGTTCATTACTAATGGCACTTCTAAGGTCAGCGTTGAATGTGATCTTCTCGGTTCGAGTCCAATCTTCATCGAACTCGACTGACTTGATTAGATCTGGGAGAATGTCTGGGACTGCCTTACCGTTCTTGATATCACGCTTAATACCCGCAGCAGACTTACCCTTCTTTCCTTTTCGCAATACGTTCCAATTGTCCATCAAGAGCGCATGTAGTTGTCGGTGATTTTCAAAAGTACCGTCTTTGAATTCAGCAAGTGAGTTGAACGCTTCGATTTTGCAGAGTGAATCAAATGATCCCTTGTTCATCTTAGAGTGATACCACTTGCCTTGGTCATCAAACAATAGATCTTCAAGACTCTTGAATGGACGAGATTCTAGGATCTCAGCAGCTGCAGTCTTACCAACTCTCTTGATAGAAGAAAGCGGAGGTACGAAGGCATTGATTTCGTATGAGTACTCCCATTCAAATCCAGAGTGATTAATGTCGATCGGAGCAATTTCATAGCCGAGACGCTTAAGTTCAACAATTGCCTTTGATAGACCTGTCGGACTGTTGTTCTCAGACTGCAAGATTGTTGCAATCCACTGCTCTGGATGATAAGTGAAGAGCCACGCGCCGAAGTAAGAGTCAATTGCATATGCAATGGCGTGAGACTTGTTAAATCCATAGACGCTGAAGAATTCGATCTTTTTCCAGAGTTCTTCTGAGATATGCTCTGGAATGTCATGGAGTTTCTTGGCGCCCTTGACAAACTGGTCTCTAGCAGCAGCACGCTCATCGCCCTTCTTACCCATTGTATCAAGTGACTTCTTAACAAGAGTCTTACGAAGTTTGTCAGATTCCGCAGGTGAGAATCCAGCTAGCTCTTGTGCAAGTAGCATGAACTGCTCTTGGAAGGAGATATATCCGAGGGTCGGACTTAGGATTTTCTCAATAATTGGGTGATCATAAGTAATTGCAACACCTTCTAGCAGCTGTTTTTTTGTTGCAACATAGTCGGTGTGCACGTTAGCCTGGAGTGGACCGGGTCGGTAGATTGCAGTAATTGCGCCTAGCTCGGTTGCATCTGTTGGCTTGACCTGTCGACAGAATTCACGAGCACCTTCAGCAGTAAATTGGAAGAGGCCTGGCGCAAAGTCTTGCTGATGATATGCTGTCTTGAAGACATGCAGATCATCGGGATCGTTTGTTCTGCAATTTAAGTGCTTGTCAAAGTAGGCTTTTACTTCATCAAACGTCGGCTTGGGATTACCTTCCTTGATTAAGATTCGACGAATACAGTTTCTAACGTCTTCCATGAGCGTCAACCCAAGGAAGTCAAACTTAATGAATCCGTTGTCTTCAAGGTTACGGAAGTTCATACCTTCTGTCCAAGGTGTTTGTAGTTCACCGCGAACAGAGATGATCGGCATCGTTCTTTCAAGCTGCTCAGGTGGAGCGATAATGACACCACCAGCGTGACGACCCAGACTCTTGTTCTGCATGAAAAGAGCAGCAATGTGTTGCTTAACCTCTGGGTACTCATCCATGAATGCACGGTACTTCTTAGAATACTTCATACAATCTGCGTGCTTGAGAACGAACACCGACTTCTCAGTGTTGGAGTCCTTAGCTTGAGGCATGACCTCTTCCTGTAGGCCACGAGTAAGATCAAAGACCTCAGAAGCAGGAATATCGTAGAATGAAGAAATGTCCTTTAGTAATGACTTGAGTTTCAAAGTATTGAAGTTAGACACAGGAATGACTGCGTCGTTGCCGTAAAGTTCACGTGCAGCGTTAATCAAGACGTCGCGGTCGCCAACATCAGAGTCGATGTCAGGCCAAGAAGTACGGTGTCGACCAAGGAATCGCTCCCAAAGTAAACCGTATTTCAGTGGATCCACCTGTGTAACACCGAGAAGATAGTTGACAAGTGAACCAGCACCTGATCCTCGACCACATCCAAAGAGCGTTGATTTAGCAGCAAGGTTAAAGACCTGATACATGACCAAGAAATAGTTTTCAAACCCAAGGTGCTTGATGTCAGACAACTCATAGTGAGCGCGCTTGATATACTCTGCGTTTTTAGCAAAACCTTCCTTGATCAACCCTTCCTTAACGAGTTTTGCAAGCTGATTGAAGGCTGACTCTTCTTTGGTAGAAAAGTTAGGTAGCTTTGCTTCAGTGTCAATCCATGTGTCAGAGCACATATCCCAGCAAATGTCGTGTGTTCGCTCAATTGAGTCACGAACAATTGCTTCGGTGCCTTCATAGAATGGGTACTTGTCTTTATGTGCAAGGTACTCATCCCACATCTGTTGTGCATTTTTAGGATAGAGTTCACACTTTAGATCTTCTTTCTTCGGAAGACCCTCGTCATCTTTTCGCTTCCAACCAAGGCGTCTATAGAGTTCTCGTGCTTGCCACAATTCAGGTGCTGGATAGTGAGAGTCAGCAGTGGCCACAAGTGGAATACTAGTCTTCTCAGCAAGCTTGATTAGTGCAGCATTTGTTAGATGCTGGGCTGGGAGGCTGTTGAACTGCATCTCGAGAAAGAAGTTTTCTTGACCAACAGCGTCGACAAATCGGTCTGTCATGTTTTCGAGGCGATTCATGACATTGACAGCAGCTTGGCCAGTTAGAAGATCAGGGTGAAGCTCATCGAACTTCTTATCAGGAAACTCCTTGTAGATCAAACCAGAAGCTGCGCCACCGACGCATGCTGTACTTACGATAAGACCTTCGCTATGTTCTTTGAGCATGTCATAGTCAATACGAGGGAAGCGATAGAATCCATGCTTGAAAGACTTCTTGACGAGCCTGTAAATATTGTGAAGACCTTCTTGATTCTTGGCCAAGACAACTAGGTGATAGTATCGCTGCCAATCTGGCTTTCCGGACGATCTTGTCTCTTCCTCAGACTCAATGACGTGTCCTTCCTCTTCCTCATTAGAAGTTTTCGCCTTTGCTGCAGCCTTTTGTGCTTTGTGAGCTTCATAATCTAATCGCCACTGTGTCAGAGAGGGGACAAAGTAAAACTCTACGCCATACAACTGACGGAACTTCTGACCTTTCTTTCTTCTCTTTTCATACTCTTTCCTTGCGTGAGCATGAGAGTTTGCATTTCCGTGATTTGTAATCGACCAAGCGTCCATTTCGTTGTTAAGAACGAATTCGACGTGATCTGATGGATATCCTAAACCATCGTATGTAGAGAATCCATCGTGAGCGTGTAGACCGACGAATCGGTTAGGTGGTCGAATTAACTTTGACATTATACTCCTAGCTGTCATTACTCTAGCAGCTTTTAAGGACGGCCGACTAGCTTATTTTTGTTCTTGTATATTGTACCATCAACTAGTACACAATTACACATTTTGTTTCCTCTTTGTAATCGAAAAGTATATACAAAGAAGAATGTTATTGAAGGCAGGCAGAACCTACGGAGAGGGTTACGACCCCTCTACCACTTTAGATCAACTCCCGTGGACGGCTATCCTCCGTCTTTGTATATCGGGCCAGCATTTAATGGTCTGCACGTTTAAAGTTGTCGCCCCCTTCTTCAGCTTTCATCATCTTACGTTATTAGATTACTTGCTTAGTGAAGCTGCCTGCTATCCTGATTGGGTGTTTCTCCTCAATAACAAAAATGATAATTTACTCTACTCATGTGACAGATTTGCTTTAGCTTTCTCAGCTCTCACTGCATCATTGAGAACTGCCAGCCTTCCTTCGCGACTTTTGTATGAATAAATTGCATCGTCTAACATCTTCTGTTCGACATGCGTTTTAAGGCCCTTACCTTCATTTGTTACCCAGCCGACGAATCGGTTAGGTGGTCGAATTAACTTTGTAATGGCGACCATAGTAAGTGTATTCGGCAATCCAAATATCTTCTTAAATTCTCGTCAGTAAAATAAGCTCTGGTACAGGAACAGACTCAAATATCTTGCTTACTTTTGAATTCGCAAAATAGCGGCAAGACAAAGCTAATGCTGTTAGTATGTATCCGAGCACTGCAATGGTGACGGCGACACTATACACAATTGCACTTCAATTTATGTTCCTTTGAATGAGTTCGTTATACTATAACGTACAACAAAACTTTTTACAAGTCAAAGTTCTACACAGGATTAGGCGTTGTATCCATCAGTAAATTCAGTAACAACATCAGATAGTATGTCAGTAGCATCTCTACCAGAGACACCTTCAGTTTTTTCTACATCGACTAGAAATGCTTCAAGTGCTGTGTAAAGGCCAACTTCTTCTGCGATCTCATCGTACAATGGGTAAACGCCGTCTACTTCTGATATGACTTCTGCGATTAGGCCGCGAATTCTTTTTCTATTTAGTGTCTTCATGTTTTCCTGCTTATTATCGTGCAAACGAAGGTTCAGAAAGGGACGATCTTAGCTTCTTTATGTGTTCCATCATGAGATCTTCTAGTGCATCATATGCGTCTTCGTCAGTCGGGAATTTTTCCAATGTAATTGTCTCATCGACAAATCTTTCCATTGCGTCATATAGCCCAACTTCTTGTGCAATCTCATCGTGTAGCGGGTAGGTGCTCTCTTTAAGAATGTTAGCTATTTCTTCTCGAATGAGCTTTTGAAACTTGGTTTTCATCTTAGTCTTCCTCTTCATCAAATATGTCAACAAGGCTTGAAACACCAGTGTGAATTCCGTCTTCGTAGTCTTTCATTTTTTTAACTTTTTTCGGACCCGCTTCTTCTTCTGCCATCTCTTGAGCTGCTCTAAGCTCTGCAGGTAGGTCTTTTACAGCGCCTTCGCCCATGAACCCTTTTGCAATCCAAGATCCGTCGGGCTTCAATATTAAGACTTCGTTTCCAAAAGCGCCTAAAGGATAAATTAAGACTTCGCCCTTATTTGATGTACTAACTGCCGTTTCACCTTGCTTGATTCCAGCAGATAATTTTCGTGTGATAGACTGTGGTGAGTCTGACTGTCTTGCTACCAAATTGTCAAGTTCTTCTTTGATAAGCTTTCTAATTACTGACGTCGAGAGTTTCATTTAAAAATGCTCCATACAATGTAATTATCACACGGAGCAGCTAAGTAACCTAACTCAATAAAACTTGGTCAAGTCGATATTGAGTTCATCAGCAGCTTCTAGATACTTAAGCGGATTGTAGTGTGATCCGCCACAAATTTTAGAGAGTATTGTCTCTACAACATCTTCAATACCTGATTCAAGATTAACCGTTGGCGACCATCCAGAGGTCTTTCTGAAGCTTTTTGATGACAACCTATGGTTTCCAAGGTAGTCAGTTTTTGGATTCCATCTGACTATTTCTGACGGTACTTTAAGCTGATCAATTATTTTGATAAATGGCGGCCAGTCTTTAAATGATACTGTGTGTGATCTCATACTGGCTGCTAATACTTGATCAACTGTGTCAATAATCTCACCAGTAACTCTAGGATCTTCAGCGGCGACAATGAAATCTTGACCCCACAGATTTTGTTCAGCTGCCATTAACACAGCAGTACAATAATCCTTGACATGAAGATAGTCTTTGTACTTGGTTGGATCGAGAAACATATCGATTTCTTCTCTTCCTATCATTGCTCCGTAAATAGACTTGGCAATTAGAGAGTTCATGTCGCCTTCGCCGCCATATGCAAAGAGAGGCCTGATGATGTTTGTTTTGCCTTTCGATTCTCTTACGATCATGTCACCTGTTTGTTTTAGCTGACCGTAGTAAGTTGTAGGCTTTACCGTGCTTTTCTCTGTGATGAGTGTGTGTTGGTAATTTGGAGTGTCATAGATTACTGTCGTTCCCATGTAGCTTACTAAGATCCCTTCTGCTTCGCATGCTCTAACAATGTTGTAAGTTCCGTTCACGTTTGTAAGAGTTGCCTCAGCAGCAGACAGTGCAACGACGTCTGTACCTACAACTGCAGCATTGTGTATAACAAGATCAACCTCGAAATGTGTAAGTGCTTTTCTCCATTCCACGATTGTATTCTTGTGTACGCAAGGCTCCATAAACATAGAGGGCTGATGTGGTTCGCCTTTGACCCGCCAGATAAGATGTTTAGCAGCTTCTTCAGTACACAAAGAAACGAACTCATGGCCTCGTTTTTTGATTTCTTTAATTAGTCCTTGAGCGATGAAACCTTTTTCACCAGTGATTGCAATTTTCATTTTTCCCTCTACTTAATGTTACAAGCTTGACACCAACAACCTGCTGGGTTGACCATACATTCCGAAGGGTCCCAGTCTTTTCTTCTTCGCTTCTTCTTGCGTTTTTCCTTCAAAGGGCCCTTAGTAACCATGGGGGCGTTATTCAAAAGCGCGTCATTTTTGGTGTCCATTTATCTTTCCTCTAAACAAAGCAGGCTATCTCTAACTATTTGTCAAAGATAGCCCTTTTCATGTATGATCAAAGATTACTCAATGTTGCCTTCATACATCTCAACAGCAAGTGATCCATCTGCTAAAGAGCGCTTGATATAGGCATCAAGATCTTCAAGTGATGTACAGACTGTGACACCAGATGCCGACAACATAAGGTTAAACTTAGCGCCTTCAGGTAAACCTGCACAGAAGTAAACGATTGGTCGATCTAGGCAATGGAAATACCCTGCCTCGAAGATTGAACCCATGTCCTTGTTTCGAGTGTTGCAGATCATCCAGTCTGAATCTTGCATGCCCTTGATGTTGCCACTGAAGATCTTGTCTTGCAGCGAAAGGGATGCATCAGCAGGTGCAACAGCTTCATCACGTGGCGAGAAGTAATTCAACCCATTGTCGTCAAGAACTTTCTTGATTGCCTCAAGCTCTTCGAGCCACTCTGGACTAAACCAACCGCTTGCTATGTAACACTTCTTCATTCGTATTCTCCCTTTATTGTATTTGTCATTCTACCCACCCAACGTCAGTTTTCCATGCAGAATATTCTTCTCGAATGTCTTTCACTTCCTTGTCATAACCTTCCATTAGTTGGTCGAATCTAAAGTTCTCGGGCTTACCAAGTTCTGGGTCTGTTCCGTTAACTTCATTTCTGTAGCAGTTGTAGATGAAGTCTTCTGGGTGCCAGTCAAACTTATCGGAGTCGGCATCGGGCCAGTACAGATTCGTAGCCTTTCCAGTACGAGCTGTTGCAATGTAGTGGCGAGAAGCTGCATGCGGATTGATGCATGATGTAATCTCTGGGAACAACTTAGCGACAGCAATAAACATCTGGTATGCCATCACATTGTCTGTTGTAGGCTGAATCTGCTTATCAAAACGCTGACGAAGGAAGTTGAGCATATCCTTTAGGTTGCATCGGGCGTAGTAGTGTGTCTCAATAGCTCTAGGAAGGATTGTCCTTGCATCCATGATTGAAATCTTACGAGAATCAATCATATCACAGTACAACTCCTTTGCATCTTCAACGTGCTTCTTCCAACGCTCGTAGAGTTCTGGACTGTTCTGGACAGGACCTGGAACTAGCGCATTGCTATGTGACTGCCAACGATCTCCAGTACACTGAGCGCTGAATGAGAACGTTCTGTGTCTGATGAGATGGGTGACTGTCTGTAGATCGATGCCTTCAATGCGGAAGGTAAAGTCCAAAGTCTCCATAACAGTCGGAAGTGCTTTGTAATTGAGAGCGAGTTCGAGTGCTTCATGTCCCTTCCATGCTGGGACATCGTCCGGGTTGTGCATTCCTGGTGCGTCTTCCCATGTAGCATTGATAAACTGATAGACCATTCGCCTGACACGCTCAGGATCAGGATAGTCGAGCAAAACTACATTTAAAGAGTCAAGATCGTTCTTGAACTCAGTTGTTGGCTTTTCGTCAAAGCGAATCGCCATGGGAAATTCTACGGGCTTTAATTTTTTGTCTTGTGGCATCCTTTATTCCTCACTAAATATTACAACTTTTGACGTAAATGTTCAAACTATTTCTAGACATCATTCCAGTAGCTATCTGGCTCAGATGACGCTTGCTTAATTACCCTTAGCACCTTCGACCATTCGAAGAATAAGTAGTGTTCACAATTGTCAGCACCATGAAGATGCTTCTCGGATTGCCACACATTTATGGATTCTAGAGAGTCAATAATATTTTTGGTCATTAATCGCTCAAAGCTTTAAGTTGATATGAGATGATCTCTGGCTTGCCCTTTAGTTTAAATCGGAACCCTGTGCTCTTTACAATGACAATATCATAAAAGTCAGCTGAGTCTAGTTGGTCTTGGACGAGACTGCTATAATCACTGCTAGTGTCTACAAATGAACCTAGGAGTTCACTGCATCAACGCCATTATCGTCTGTCCATGTTGAAATAGCAAGAAATCTCTGTGAATTAGACTCAACGAGCTTGATCATTTCTTTATGACGTCCGCTTAGAATTTTGTCAGTCAAGTAGCCGTTTTTATACAAGGCCCTGACAAGAGGTGATGTAAATTCTAAGACGAAGTCAATTGTTTTTTATATCTTTTTCTTTGTCGCTTACACATAGTTTAGTCCTTCTTTGTGAGTCTTTTAACAAAATTGTACAACCCATCCGCTGTATCGTACATTGTCACATTTTCAACATTTTCTAGATCAGCATTAACTGATGTTCTGGGTGATAGTGTATGTACTCCGTGCTTTGCGTATTCTGTTGCATGCTTTGGTGAATCATCAATAGCACAAACAACCTTTTCGCTCTTGTAGTAATCAGTTCTTGCTAGCCACAAATATTTTTCAGGTGAGAAACTAATTCGATGACATTTGATACCACTCTTTTCAAGCCAGGCGTAAGTGTCGTATTTGCATACAAGGAGATCGGCTGGTCGCGCTGTCAATAGATGGATCCAGTATCCTTCGTCGTAGAGTTTGTTTATCGTTTCTACGATGCTAATGTTTGTTCTCATTGATTTGAGTCGTCTAGCCTCAATGAACTTCATGTACATTTCTTCTGTGATTGAGTAGTAAGCAGTTGAATCTTCATCAGGAACGAAGTCAGTATTTGCCTTAACCCATCGTGTGCATTCGTCTTTAAAGGGCGTCAAAACGTCATCAACATCAACGATGATAACGGGCTGCCCTTCCCACTTGACCTGCTCTTTATTAAAGCGCGTGTTTAGATGCAGATCACGTACACTGAAGGCGTCTTCAAAGTCATCGTGAGTAATCCCCCACGTGTTTAAGATAGCTAGAAGATACCTGAAGGCGTCGACAGATTCGTGTAAGATTTTGCTAAGCTCTGGACTTTCATCTTTTGCACGGTGGTGACGATAATTGACGCCATCTAAGATATCGCCAACTTCCTTTTGTAAAGAAGCAGAGAACTGCAACGTAAGTTTCTCTCTATCTTCTTGAGTTAGATTCTCGTGATCAATAAAGTTCTCGGAAAATCGCTTTTGCTTTAGTAGCATTTCTTTAAAAGTATCTTTCATGTAATCCTCTAGTAATTATTACACATTACTAGAGGATGTTCAATTAATAGTCACTTCTAAGTCGCTCATGGATAACTCGATCCTTTTCTACATAGGACTCATATATTTCATGAGGTGTGAATCCTGCAAGAATAAGCACAGAGAAGAAGTAATTCATAGCATCTACCCATTCTTCTAGAAACTTGTCACGATCAAAGTCAGGCATTTCTGTCTTGCGATGAGGTTTCCAGTTCTTTAGATGATTAAGTGCTTCAAAGACCTCTTCTACGCCACGTAGAGAGACGTCTCTTAAGTTCCTCTGTGACTCTTTTGACCTTAAGTCCAAAGGCCATTCAGACTGTGCTCCGGGTCGATTCCTACTTAAAGCATGCATAAACTCTTCACGAAGTCTAAACATCTCTTCAAACCTGTCAGGGACAGGAGGCACCGGCATTGGCGCATCTTCATCAAAGCGATCCATTATTCACTCTCGTTGTCTTCTGATAGCATCTTTGTCTGGTGGTCTTCGACTTCTTGCATCATAGAGTTAATTTGCTTTTCAAAAAGCTCCCTATAATCTGCAGTAAGAGCAAGCTTACCATCTTCTGTCGGTTCAACTTCGATCATTCGAATATGATCAATGATGTCTGTTCCCGACAAGATCGCGAGTTGCAATGTGTCTCTAAGTTGCCCAATTAGTTCGTCTGCGAAATGATACTTCATACTATCTCCTATTTGACTATCTTAATTCTTCTGTCTTATTTGTTTAAGTTTGAACTGACGGTACCCAATGGGTAGTTCGCTTATCTTTTGTTGTTTCTTTGATTACCTTGTTACCTTCGGGGTCTTCTTTCTTACCGTAAACTTTTAGCTTAAATTGGAAAGACCCTTCGTTTCCGTTAGGGCTCCTGTAGTTCTTTATAGTGGTTCCACGGTATTTGTAGCTTGATGACATTACATCACATATGATTTTGCATAAAAGCTCCCACTCCTTATCTGATACATCATAGACAGGACGATTAGGTGATATCTTTGACATATACAGCACTTCTGCCTTTATATAATTTCCTACTCCTGCAAAATAACTCTGATTCATTAGTACTTCTGCAATTGTCTTCTTTGTTTGACGCAACTTAGCTTTTGTAATGAACTTTTTGCTTTGCAATACGCTTTGTCGCAAAGGATCCCAACCAAGACTGTCAAGTTTCTTTTGAAGAGCTTTGGATTCTGAAACATACTTTAGTGTTCCGAAATTTCGCATATCACAAAACACAAGCGTTGTATTATTGTCAAGTGTGAATCTAGCATGACCATGTTTTGGAAACTCCTCTCCGTCTTTTACAATGGACCAGTTTCCTGTCATCCCAAGCGTATTAAAGATGTAAGGTGCATCTTCGAGGAGAAAGTAAATAAACTTACCCTTGGCACGAACAGCTTCAATCATAGCTGGAAGAGAAGACTTAAGATCTTCATCACCAAAAGGCTTCTTTTCTCTTGAGTATCTTCCTGATGCGTATTGCACTTTCGTGATTGATCTTCCTTCTACAAATCGTGAGATTTGATCTACTACGATCGCAACTTCAGGGCCTTCTGGCATTACTACTCCATCTCGTCGTCAAAGCAGTCCATTGTATTCATTGTAAAAATCGGACCTAGAGAAATTGAATGAATAGGTCCATCGTACCAATCTTCGTGATAGCCGAATGTCCAGTACTTACGTTTTACAAGCAGATGCAGTGTCATGTTTTGCTTGTACTTAAAAAAGGGAACTTTAACATTGAGAAAACTAAAGGCTATAAATCCTGCTGTTTGATCAATTATGTGAATCCCTATTTCTGCTTTTAGCACTTTAAAGGACAGCAGCATCTACAGCGTCTTTTTTGATAAGGTGTGAAACAATATCGACAACTACATCAACTTCAAATATTTCATCGACCCTATCAGCTAAAGGCTTAACTCTATCAGCTAAAGGCTTAACTCTTTCACGTACATCATTCTTTAGTGTCTCCGCAAAGTACGCACGATTAAATTCCTTTGAGTTGATAGGCTCCTTGATATCGTGAACGATTCGGAACAGCTCATTGTGAAACTTATTAGATGGGTATATCTTGATGCTGCTCAACCTTTCTCTTAGTGTGTCTCTACTAATATCTCTTGCAACGTACTGGTCGACGAGTTCCATTAGTGCATTAATTACTTCGTTATCTACTTTTTTACTCACTGTCTTCATCCATTAGCATTACTGCCATTGCAGCGTAGTTGTGTAAGTCTATCAGCGTATCACGAAGGCTTTCGTCTTCAACAAGCGAGACACCATTTTTTGTGATAGCAGACATTCTACGAATCTTATCACCCATCCTAACCAAGACACCGACAGGACCAAAGTCGGAAAATGCATCTCCGTAGTCCTTGTTCTTTCTTGAAAAGAGTGCAAATGCCTCGTCTTGGACAGCTCTTAGCTGCTTCTCTCTATCGTTCATGTCATTCCTCTTTTTGTATGCGGCGTCGCCAATTGACTACTAACGAACCGCTATTCTTTTTGTACTGCGAAACGTGCCACTTACCCCACTTTCCTGGATACACCTTCCAGCCTTTTGGAGACTCAATGTCGATGGGTGCGAGTTTCTTAAAGTTAATGTCTGCATCATTTGGCTTTCTTGTCGCACGAGAAGAAATAGTCACAATGCCTTGCCACTTAGTCTTAACTGTCGGTATGAAAAACTCTTCACAGTTAGCAAGCGGGTTATTAGTTACCAGCTTTTTCATATTTCGCTCGATGTATAAGTTCTTATCACACTGATTTCTTCTTCGTATCTATAGATTATGGTTCTATTGTGTGCATAACATTTATAAAGCGCTCCTATAGATTCTGTCTTGACAAGTTGTAAAACTAAACAAAAGCCCAGAACTTCATCACATGAGTTTGCATATACTAACGTTCCAGGCTTAATCATTATTGTTATGTCCTATTTGCAAATGCCGCGACGGATACTGGCCACAATGTCAATGCAATTGTGTTTAGTGCCTCAGCAACTTTCTGAATTTCCCACTGGGCACCTTCATGGGTTCTCAATCTAATAAAATGCATCAAGTTATGCAAATTTACTGTACCATAATATTCTGTATAAAGATTTTGAGGTAATACTCCTCTCGCTTGTTCGCGACAGACTCCTGCGTCAAGCAATTTTTCAAAAAGTGCAAGACTGTGTATATGATGCACGAGGACTGCTTCTGACGCTTTTGTTTTTATGTTATCGAGTGAAACAATGTCAGGGTCGATCAATTCATTTTCGTTCGATGCCTGTCTGTTAGATTTATGCTGTGTTCTAAACTCTTGTGGTTCATAGAACCTCATGTTAATGTCAGTGTATCTTCTACTAATCTCGTTGTATGCCCATGTCCTATGACGATGATGCTGTGATCTAACGTAAAGTGGCACTGTAAATCTAAATGTTGCTGTGCAGTGCTCGAATGGTGACGTATGATTGTGCTTGGCAAGATAGTTGATAAGCTTTTCATCTTTACTGTCAACTTCTCCTTTTTGTCCACCAAAAGAAACTCGAGCAGCGTTAACAACGCTTAAGTCAGTGCCCATGTGACTAATAAGTTCTACTTCACCAATTCCGTCTTCGTATAGTTCAATCTTCATTAGAAATGTTCCTTGTATTCTGTTGCTGTTTCAATCTTGTAAAGCGTTGTGTAGTCAGCAGTCTTGTCACTTAGTCCCAAAACTTCTAATCCCTTCTTGGTTTTCTTTCCAAGATAGCCGTCAATCGATCCTACGTTCATTCCGCATCGATGTAACTGCGCTTGTAGTGCACGATTTCTTACTCTTAAGAAATCTCCGACACCAATATCTAGAGACGCACACATCGCAGCTTCTTTATACCCAAGGACGTCATAGGTTTTTGACCAGATTCCCATATAGTCAAAGTGCCAAGATTCTGATTTTCCTTCCCAGGGCCCTTTGATAACTGGTCTCCAACCTAATGGAACAGCTAACTCCCACAATTTATCAAGTTGCTTGTCGGCTGGAACACCTGGAAACTTTAGCATGTCAACGTGTATATCAATCGCTCGCCCTGAATTGTGGAAAGAGAATCCGGGCTCGGCAACAAATACGTTTTTCATGGTCTTTGAGTCGTATTTGCTGGATGACCTGTCAGGCTTCCCTGCTTTGACCCATCTTATATAGCGATCACGAAGCTCTGCCTGTGTCTTGAATTCTCTAAGCCCATCCGTAATCCTAAGATCTCCGCACTCTTTAAGTACTGCAGAATTTAAATTGACAAGTGCACTTTCAGCTTCAGCTACAAACCATCCTGTTTTAAGCTTAGAAAGCGATGTTAACGAATGTCTAAGACTGTTTATTGGGTAAGACGATACCACAGATTTATGAATTCTAACTAATTCTATTCTCGGTGTGATTTTCATTATTCAAACCTTGTTTCTACTGTTACTGTTCGCGTCATCTTAGGTACTCTAATGAAGTTCGCGATACCTAGATTTTTTGTTTCTGTAGGTGACAAATACCAGTCTGCGTTTCCACGCTTGAACATTTCCTTGATAAAGAAGTCTTCAGGCTTCCCACAGTTTCTTGCCATGATCTTGAAGAGTCGTTCATTCAATCTTTTCATTTCTTCTGTAGAAGCTACAATGTCTGTGTGCTTTCCTCTAGAACCACCTGATATTTCGTGTATCATGACACGAGCATTCTTGTCAATGAATCGATAGCCATCTGTTCCCATTGATAGCAGAAATGATCCACATGACATAGCTTTACCCACAGCAATAGTGGCAACAGGCTTCTCAGCGTTTTGAATATCAGATATCATAGAGATCAAGCTATCAACATATCCACCATAAGAATCGATGACGATGGGAATAACAGGCTGACCTGATTCATGAGCCTTCGACATGAATTCACTAAATTTCTTTGCCGACTCTTCGTCGAACTTTGAAACTCTCATGAGTAGGGGCACGCTTCTAAATTTACACTCTGTTATTTCGTTGCCGATAATCTGTGTTGTAACTCTCATTTTCCCTCCAAGAAATCTGATAAAACATTATACGGCAAGGCACCTACTTTTCTTCTTTTTTCTTCGCCTTTTTCAAAAACAATGATTGTAGGGAGGCCTGATACCCTTGATGCCTGTGCAAGAGCGGGCTCATCCTCAGCGTTTATCTTAACGAATTTGTACTTTCCAGGTGGTAGTGCACTCTCAAGCTTTTCAATAGTTTTTGCAAGCGTCTTGCAAGGTCCACACCAGCTAGCCCAGAAGTCGACAATGACTGTCTCTTCCGCCTCTAAAACCTCTTTCTTAAAGTTATCATCATTAACTTCTATCACTTTTCTGTCTCCATTCAAATGCTGTAACTGTTAGACCATTATCATCATCCGGACAGGACTTTACAAACAGTTTGCTCTTTTTAAATCTCTTTTTGACTTCAGCCTCAGTTTTGAATTGAAATGTTCTCAAAGAACCAATTGACCAAGGTATGTCGTAGTTTTCATTCAATGCAAATGTTCCATTACAATATCTGAAAACTACTTTATCGAGTTTGATTATCTCACAATTGGTCTCTTTGAGGATTCTTTTGAGTTTTCTAAGCTGCATGTTTCACTCCATTTTAGCATTTTCCGTGTCCACAAGCAGAACACATCACACAGCCTTCTGTATAGTGGAGTGCGTCAGGTGCACCGCATTCAGGGCAATCCTTAGTTCCGCCGGGTCTTGTTCCATCTTGGATGTATGTCTTCAAGACTCTTCCGATAACCTTAGAGAAAGAGAAGAGATCCATATCTCTATCTCCCTTTTCAAGCTGTTCAACCATATAGTTGATTGGCGCGCCGTGTCTAAGTGACAGAGACAAGATCCTTGTGAATGAAGAGTGATTCGGATTCTCAAATGCAGATACAACATCCTTAATTCTCAATTCGTCTTCATCACTATCCATAATTAGGTCATAGATTGATGCACGTGATTTACGTGGATGCTTTTCGATAATTCCATGCTTATACTTCTTAGGAATCTCTACAAATTTAGAGAGGCCACCTAGAAGCTCGTATGGTCTTCCATCGAGAAGCCCAACTAGAATTGTCCACTTTTCTCCCTTGATTGTCTTTTGATGAATATCACAGCTTAAGGTTAGCGGCCTCTTAGGTGCATTGTTCTCTGAGAACTTTGTTTCTGCTTCGGGCTTTGCATCATCACTGATAAGTACGCCAGTTCTTGAGCCATCTCTATAGACGGTAAACCCCTTACATCCAAGTTCCCATGCCTTCAAGTAAACCTCACTGATCAATTCGGGCTTTGCCTCCTTTGGAAGATTGCATGTCTTAGAGATTCCATGACAGACCCAACGCTGTGCTGCAGCTTGGACCTCAACAGACTTTGACCAATCGACATCATTTGAAGTTGCTCCTACATATGGGCAAGTATCATCAATCTCTGTTTTGTTATTGATCTCCATCCATTTCTTTGCTCCGTGATGGTAAACCTTAAACTCTTCCCACTTGTCACCCATGTCATCTATAAAATCAGGAACGACGTCAGAGTTGGAATCGACAATCTTCTTTCTTCTGACATGCGAGATGAGATAAGCTGGCTCAATTCCAGAAGTTGTCTGAGATAGACACGAAACAGAACCAACGGGTGCTGTAGTTAGTAGGGCGATGTTGCGTCGACCATACTTCTTTCTCATTTCGTTTATATCGTCAGGGAGTGAACTCCAGATTCTATTCAGAAACTTATGTCCCTCTTCAAGCTTGCTATCATAGACTGGGAATGAACCGCGCTCTTTTGCAAGAACTATTGAAGAAGAGTATGCACCAATAGCAAGCGTCTTGTAGATCTCTTCAGTAACTTCAATCGATGTATCAGTCCCATATCTTATTCCTAATGCAGCGAGTGTATCACCAAGAGCAGTAATTCCTAGGCCTGTTCTTCGACCTCCGAGAGTTGCTGCTTTGATCTTCTTCCAGAGGTTGAGCTCGATCTCTTTGACATCGTCTGGTTCGTTATCTGATCTGATCTTAGCAATGATCTTATCAACTGCCTCTGTTTCAAGAAAGATTAGATCGTCCATAAGACGTTGTGCCTGTCCTGCAACCTTTCGGAACTTTAGGAAATCAAACGTAGCTTTCGGTGTGTATGGATTTTCAACGAACTTAATCAAGTTTACAACCATTAAGCGACAGCTATCATACTTGCTTAGTGGAATTTCAGCACATGGGTTGGTTGAGATTGTCTCATATCCAAGATCTTTGTAGCAATCAGCTGGACTCATTTCCGTAATTCTATCCCAGAACAAAGCACCAGGTTCAGCACAGTCCCAAGCAGCCTCTACAAAGGCATCCCATACTTCTTTTGCCTTAACAACCTTGACACATTCTGCGTCTTCAATAGATGCTGTTACAGGCCACCTTAGAGTAAACTCTTCGTCTGCTATTACAGCTTCCATGAATTCGTCTGTAAACTTTACAGAGATATTGGCGCCTGTCACTCTAGTTCTGTCGCGTTTAATCCCAATGAACGTCATGATCTCTGGGTGCATGCAGTTGATGGTAATCATCAACGCACCTCTTCGGCCGCCTTGTGCAACTTCGCGGCACGAGTTAGAGAATCGGTCCATGAAAATTGCAATGCCGTCTGTTGTCCTTGCAGCATTAGACGTAGGAAGGTTCTTCGGTCTGATTGGTGAGATGTCAAAGCCTACGCCACCACGCCTCTTCATAATCTGGACTTGTTCCTGATCAGTGTAGAGGATGCCTCCATAAGAATCTTTCGGTGTGTCAATGACAAAGCAGTTTGACAAACTCTGAATCTGGTCTTTGTTCCCGATTCCTGAGAGGGGTGATCCTTGTGGTATAACTGTCCATGAAGAGAGAAGCTCTTCAATAACGGACTCTGGCATAGGGTTGTCGAAGCTTGACTCTGCTCTAGAAAATTCTCCAGTAAGACGTTTATGCATGTCTTTTGGAGTTAGTTCAAGCAGCATTCCTGGCTGATCAAGTTTAGGTAATGAATACTTCGATGGAAAAACAGATGCTGCCAACTTGTCGCCGTCAAAATATTCCAGTGAAGCCTTAGTAACTTCTTCTAATGTGTACATTCAAATCCTCAATTCTTTTGATTTCTAACTTCATTCCACTTCTTCTTCAGCGTGGATTTCATATCTGCTTCATTTTGTTCACTAGCACCGCCGAGGGTTTTCATGTCATTTGGATTTACCACAGTTATTCTCGATTGAGCTGTGTCCATTATAACATCAAATAGCAACCCGTCTCGTCCAGCTCTATTTTTAGCAACAAACATTCTACCATGTCCCGTAGATTTTTCAGACGCCTTTCTCGACAGCGTGATAACAACATCTGCTACCATTGCCTTACCATAAGCTTCAGCCATGTTTTCAAGGCCTACAACATCAGCATTAGCAGCTTCTCTGTTAGCTTGCGATGCAGTCCAAATTGGTACATTGAGATCTTGTGCAAGGTTTCGTAGCTCTTCATAAATGAGCTTGAGCTCATGTCGCATTGAATCGTAACGTCGTGTTGATCTCATAATGTCAGCGTAGTCAATCAAGATCAGACTAGGTTTAAAACCCTTCATCATTAGCTTTTCAATGTGTGATCTAAGAGTAACAACTGAGGCGTATCCTGTTGGATACTCTTTGATGATCAGGCGTCCGATTTCAAGATTGTCGTACTTTCCTCTAATTTCTTCTTTGTTGTCCTGAACGTCGTTGCTATCGATTTCGCAAAGGTTAGAATCGTATCTGATTCCTACTGCTGTTTCGGTAAGCTCAAACGTATAGTGTAGAACGTTTTTTCCAGCTCTTAGTGCTTGTGCACCCATATTTACCAAGAAATGCGACTTACCAACACCTGTAGGCGCTGTAACAACTCCGATTTCACCTCTGCCTAGTCCACCATTTAGCACGTCTTGTCTGTCAAGTTGTGGAATACCAGTAGGACATGCTTTTCTATCCATCTTAACAAATCGTGCCTCGAAGTCTTCTTTGAAGTCGTGCCCAACTGATGCTGGGATGCCGACTGCAACAGCTTCTTTCATGATCTTTACAACCTGCTCATGATTTCCTGTCTCAATAAGGTCGACCGCAGATTCTAGCGCCTCTTTCATTGCCTGCTTTCTACAGAAAGCAAGTGCCATCTCTTTGACCTTGGGAAGATCTCCATATTCAGGATTAAACTTGATCCTTGTGAGATAATCAATGACTTGACCTTGCAAAGCTTTGCTTGTGCCTCTTAGATCTTCCTTGACGACGGATGCAAGTAGTGAAAGTGTTGGGAAGGTTCTGAAGTTTCTGAAGTGCTCAAAGTACTTCTCACTTAGATACTGGAGGTACTTGAGTTCAAAGTATTCTGGCTTAGATACTTCTAACATTTGTGCTGCCCAGTCTTTGTCCATTAACAGGGCCTGGAAGATCTTCTCTTGAAATGGCTTGTCGTAGCGACTGAAATGTGTATTGACTGCTGACACTTGTTGTGTCTCGGACATATTGACCTCTTAGTTAGATTTGAGTACGAAAGAAAAAGTGAAAAAGAAACGTTCTCCGTCAAAAGTTGTCAATCCACTTTTAACTAATTTTCGTAACAATCCTATTTTATCCCATTTAGGCTCAAAAGTATTGCAAGTGTGTTCAATCTTTTTAACCTGTCTTCCAGATAGTGATCCAATGTCGAGGTACATAAGTTTCCAATTTCTCCGTGCAACTTCTTCGCCCTCAGCTATTCGTGTCAATATCTTGGGACTCTTTTCTGTGCATTTTTCTTTAGCTTCTTTAACTATATCGCTAACTGACACATCTTCCAAATTACTTAGTTGAGGAAATCTTTTGACTAGTGATTTGAAGCCTACACTTTTAATACCAGGCACGTTGTCTGAGGGATCTCCACAAAATGCTTTTGCAGTGCAAAAATTGTTAGGATGTATATTGAAACGCTCTAAGACATCTTCAGTCTGAATGTACTTCTTGCTTGTAGGTGAATATATTTTTGTCTTTTTGTCGATGAGTTGATAAAAATCTTTATCTGATGACAAGATTACTTTTTCCACGTCGTTAAAAGTGTTTTTACACAGATAACCGATCACATCATCAGCTTCACAGTTGTCAACGTAAATCTGCTGGACTGGTACATGACGTAGTGTACTGATGATTGTTTCAATCTGCCAGTTTCTGTTGCCTACTGTATTTGGTATATCTTCGTCGTAGAATCTATTGAGTTTTTGAGGCCTCCTTTTAGACTTGTAGTCCGGAAATATCTTTCTCTTTCTTTGAGATCCGCCACCCTCCCAGATGACAATGACTCTAGACGGAGTTGTTGCACTAACTACATTCTGTAGGTTCCTTAAGAATCCAACAAGGCCGCCCGCAGGCTCACCTTTTGAACTCATTGATGGATTTGCAACAAAGTGTCTAACAAACAAGTTCATCGCGTCAACTAGGAGGATGGGTCTCTCTTTTTTCATGTCAGTCCTCTGGGTTTATATCGTCAACAAGTGCCGTTCCAATTTCATCTGCAAGTGAAGACATTTCGATGTAAGATTCAGCGTTTATGTCGGGATTACCCTGCATGACTCTTAGCATGACCTTCTGAAGCAGCTTATCAACCCAGGGTGCTGTTTCTGGATCCCTGATGATCTGGTCGAAGTCTTTCGAATAGAACGGCTTCGAGATGATTGCATTTTCATCTAGCTGTAGCTTCTTAAACTCTTCCTTTGTCGGCCATTTGTACTTATTTGACTTTTTGTCAAACTTGAAGTCTTCAATGTCAACTTTAGATTTAGGAATGACAATCATCTTCTTCCAAGCACCGGACCCACCAAATCCTATAATGTGGTCACCGATTAGATCTGGCCCATGTCCCTTAAGCATCTCATAGATTTGCTCGTGCTCTTTGATGCCGTATCCAAAGTGAATCTCAAATTCGACTTTTCTAAAGGGTGGTGCAACCTTGTTCTTAATTGTCTTTGCAAGGACTCTAATGCCTACGATCTCATCGTAATCATTCTTTAGCTTCTGACCTCCGAGTAATTGAATTCGAACTGAAGAGTGGAAAGGAATAGCTTTTCCTCCCGATGTAGTCGTAGGATCACCATACATTACGCCAATCTTTGTTCGTGTCTGATTTAAGATTACGAACAGGACGTTGTTGTCGCCAATTGCTCCCGTGATCTTTCTCATACCCTTTGAGATTGTTCTTGCCTGAAGACCGATGGAGTTGTCGTCATATTCACCATCGAGTTCAGCCTTTGGTGAAGACGCTGCGACAGAGTCCCAGACAATAATAATAGGAACATCCTTCTTCATACTACGTGCTTTGAGCATTGTTTGTTCAGCAATGCTCATAACATTTTCTGTACAGTGTTCTGACACGTAGACAAACTTGTCAGCTATGTTGACACCTAGCAAGCCGAGGTTTTCAGGACTTGTAGCATTTTCAGTGTCAATGTATACAGCAAGACCTCCCATCTGTTGGGCACCTCTGCAGATCTGTGCAGCAACGTGTGACTTACCAATACTCGGATCACCAAAAATCTCAACAATTCTACCTTCTGGCAGGCCGCCGTTTGGAATGTTTGAAACGATATAGTCAAGAAGCTTACTACCAGTTGAGATCCATCGCTTAACATGTGTCGGTGACTGATCAAGTGAAAGGTTGTAGGCAACCATGTCACCGCTTTCTCTGTTTAGATCCTTGATTAGCGAAGACGTAAAGTCCTTAATGTCGACATCTTCTTGCTCTAGTGCCTTCTTTTTCTTTCTAGCCATTGAGATTCTCCTCTTGTTATATTATTCTCTATCTGTTTAAAAAGTACAAGGGGACATGGCATTTTGTGCCATGTCCCCTGATTTCATTTATAGCCTGTCAGTAGAACTGCGATTAGTCTTTCATGAGGGTCTTGAATGCGTCGTCGATGTTGGCATGTGCCTCACCTGTGGACTCACTCGAATCGTCATCATCGTCAGAACTGTCGCTGGCGTCAGTCTTTCCAGATCTCTCGGTTCCAGTGTCATCTTCAGAGTCTTCGTCATCACTGAGCCAATCATTGATAATCTTGGCAAGCACGTCGTAGGACTTAAGCTGATAGATGTCGTCTAGTGATGGAATTTCTTCAACCCACTTTTCAACCTGCTCAGCATCACCAGACAACTTAGTCTGCTTTCCTCGAGGAAGGACCTCAGTCTTAGCCCATTGCTGGCCCTCTGGTTTTGTCACCTTGATCTTGATATCTCGGCCACTAAGTGGATCTGTAATATCTCCATAATCTTCATCAATCATGATGTTTAGAAGTTGCTGATACACAGTCTTTCCAAAAGACCATAGACGCGGACCTTCTGACTCTTCGCCTCTGACAATTACTGCAGCATATGCTCTCATCTTAGGGTAGAGCTTCTTTGCAAGTTCGTAAGATTCCTTAGATCCTGCAGCACCTTCATCGCGAAGCTTCGTAATCAACTCCTGGAAAGGATCAGGCTTGTCGAACTGGTAAGGAGCGAGCAAGCCGCGGTTCTTACCAATGTTGTAGTAGAAGTGACGCTCCTTAAAAGGCTGGCCATCATTATCACTGAACGGTAGAATTCGCACAGTGTAGTCAGTGTCAGTATCAGGACGCCAGAAAGAGTTCTTGCGTCTATTGTTGCCAGAAAGTTGTCCTAGCTTCTTGCGGATTGCTTCAAAATCAACTGCCATTTTTTGTCTCCAAATTCCAAATTTCTATTGGATGTCTTATTATCTTATTTTTTTTGTAATTGTTCAAGTTTTTAATTTTGTATGCTCGTTTTTGTCTATAGGTGTCGACTCCTTTTCTTAATTATATTCTATATGCTCATCCATGTGTATATTTAAAGCCCTTAGTTTCGCTACCTTTTTTCTTCCTCTTTCTTCCAAAAGATGGGGTAGCAGCACCGAGAGGTAAGGTTGCTCCGGCTACTGCACCGGCGCCAGAAAATTCATCGAGATCATCATCGGTTTCTTCTTCTTCATCTTCATCTATTACAGTTTCACGAATAAGAGCCTGAAGTCTTCTTGACGTGGCTTCTTGTTGTTTGTTTGACTGACTCATAGCGCTCTTTTCTTCGAAGGATTCGCCTATGAATGCGTTAAGTGCACTCTGCATTTTTGGAACGAATGGGTGCAACTTTTCGAGCTTTGGATCCTCTTGAATCTCGTCAAAAAGTTTATTGATCATGGATTCATTTCTACGCAGTGTTTCTTTAGCCATCTTAATTTTTTGAATGACTTTAGGACCGTGTTTAGTTGCTTGCTTAGATGCCTTTGGAAACGTCTTCAGCAACCAGTTGGCGATCTTTCCACCTTTTCCTAGTACATCACCAATAGCTGGTATCGTAGACACAAGAGAAAATGCTGCTAGAAGATTTTCGCCTTCAACTGCATATGCTATAGCATTTGTAGCGTCACATGCTGCTCCAACTCCAGCGCCGACACCAGTTAAGTCTGCTGCAATTCCGCAAACATCAAGTGCAAAGTGTGAAATACCTTTCGTAGCATCACTAACACTAAGTTCGTGTACAAAAGCTTCACGTATATAGACTCTTAAAAGTGCTTCATCCAAAACAATACTCTTTTTTGGACACCTACAACGCATCATGCTATTACAGCCGCATTCTGCCTCTTCGGAGTCTTCTCCCTCACCTGTATAAGTAGGCTCTTGACCGACATTTTGTTGAGAAATTTGACTCATTGTTGTATCAACAGAAGCAGAGGGTGAGCCTCCAGCTCCTGATAACCAAGCTGATCTCGGTGGATCAAAATTCTTGACTATTGGTTTGCCTAAGGCTTTACCTGGCGAAGCACTTCTTGACTCTTTCTTTATACGCATAGTTAGTAACTATCTCATAGCTTTCTCTTCTTGACAAGCATGTCGATCAGCTGTCTGAACTATAAGTGCTAGTGTCGGTTCATGCATCATGTAGTACCTGTTTTCTTCTGCGATTGGTCCATCATTTGTTCTGATTGCAATCCACTCGTCAAGTGTTAGGTAGACACCAAAATGCTGCAGCAGCCAAAGTCCTCTTTCTGCATTAGGCATCTTCTGCATGTCGTAGTTAATCTTGTAGAACTCTCCAAGGTTATCTCTTCGCCATTCATTGTCCTGATATTCGTAGTAGTCATCGGTCAAATCGCCGATCTTTCCGAAATCATGGAAAAGGCATGCCATAATCAAGGATTCAGAGTCTATTTTGTAACCAAATGATTTACAGATCTTTTGTGCATTAGCTAAAACTCTAAGTGAGTGATCAACTAGTCCGCCAGGATAAGCAGCATGAAATCTTTCTTTTGATGATGCAGGGCAAAGCACAAGCCTATCACCAAAATGCTCTAAGAGGTGAAGTAGCTTTTCTGCTCTGTCTGGTTGCTGCTTAATGTTTGTACTTTTACACAGTTTAAGAAATGTGTTGTAGTTACTTTCAATCTTGTCTTCTTTAAGCATCTTTGACTTCCATGGGAAAGTTGTTGTCAAAACCCTCTATCTGAGTGCCTTGTTGAATTATCTCATTTAAAGTATATTCATCTACTTCTGGATGTACATCAAGCAGAATTGCATCGTGAATAATCATAATAGGAGCAACTTTGATGCTGTACTTCTGGATGTGCTTGATTAGCTTATTGAACCCTTGCAATGCTAGATCGACTCCAGTTGACTGAACATGGTAGCTGATGAGTCCCGGGCCGTCACTTCTAGATGGATTCAGGATTCTTCCATAATGATTTCTAACAAATCCACACTCGTCATATTCTTTTTTTAGCTTGTATTCCAGGGCACTTACGTTAAAGTGCTCCTTGACTTTTGACATTACAACTGATGCGTTAATGGTTGAGCCCAGCATGCTCTGTAGTTTGGTATCACCGATACCATACAAGACGCCCATTACAATGATCTTTGCTTCTTTTCGTGTTATGTCGACATCTTTCAATGCTGTATTCATGACATGTGTGTATACATCGTCATCAGGTGTTTTTCCAACAAGAGATAGCAGAATTCTGGGCTCAAGTGAAACATAGTCTGCCTGAAGTATTCTGCCTCCTTCCCATCTGCTTTTGATCATATTTCTGTATTCTTTCTTTAGATGCAAGATTTTTGGTCCCGATTCTATTGAAAGCCTTCCTGTTGCGTCACCCTTTTTGTAGACGATGGGTTGTGCAAAACCATCAGCGTCCGGTCTGAAAGATTCTACAGTACTTTTCTGACCGTTATCTGATCCATTCTTATTAGCAGACCATAAAGATACGTCAATTGATGCTCTTTTAAGATTCAGAAGGCTGTTTCTAGTGTTTTTAAGCGTTTCAGAATATGTTTTAGCATTTTCATCTTCAAAAACTTCCTGTGCTTTCTGGATGACACTCTTGACGTAACCTTTAAAAACATCAGGTGGTAAGATTTTTGACCACGGAACATTAATCGGAACTTGATCCATGGTATCAACATCGTATATCTCAAAAAACTGTCTATCCCATTTTCCACCAGGTGAAAGTGAGATCTTTTTTCTCATAGCTTCACTTAGTGCTGATATTGAGAGAAGACACGACTTATCACCGATAGTCCAGAGATCAGTTTCTGATCTGTTTGACCACGTAAATGTGTTCTCTTGCTGATCAACAATGAGATGCTGATCAGTTCCTAGCAATTTTTTATGTATGCAAATTTTCACATATCAAAATTACAGTTCAAATAATTTTTGTTCATTCTCCATCTGCAATATCTTTATTAAGTATAGAGATTGCTGACTGAATAGAATTTATTGAAGATCGGAATTTTCCGTATGCGTCAATATTGATCATTTTAAAAGAAGATTCAAAATTCCCGGACTCGAGCTTATGCGTGAGGCCTACTATGCCGTATATGTTATCTACAGTCGTACCTGTGTCAAGATCTATGAATAATTGTTGCCCGAAGTTCATAAGCGGGCAACCCATAGTGTCCATTGACAGCTCTGTAGGCAGCATTTGCATAGGTACAATCTCACCATCCACTCCTGGAGCCTGTGACGTGTCAATTAATCCAGCTCTCTGCATATGAACAGTGTTCAAAGCTGGATCTTGTAAACTTTGTACTGATATTTGTTTGATATTTGATGTAGAATTACCATATCTGATTGTTGGAGCACTTTTTGCTATGAACTTTTTGATTCCTGATGGTGTTGCGGTGTCTGTAAGCTTATATGTGTGACTTCCACGAGTGATTTCTTCAATCAGGCCTGGTCCACCATCTTCTGTCGGAGTCGATGCAGCTTGCAAGACAGATTTCGCCAACTCAGTTTGCTTAGTCAAGTCTTCAACGTTGCTTCCGGCACTTGGCTCACCAAAAGTGCCGAGGTTTTTGTCTAACATCGCGTCTAAAAGTTTCTTAAACCCTAAATGTGGAGAAGATTGCTTGTCTGTTATATGAATCTTAAGAAGAGAAGGTCCGCTGTCACCTACAAATCGCTCTGCAGACTCACTTGATCCCAAAGGAACAGTCTCAATGTACATTGAGATCTCAGGCATCAAAAATTCACCATCTGGGATACCAAGAGCCTTCATTCTCTTAGAAATTGATGAGTTTAGAATTGTAATGTCGTCATCTGCGTCTTGTGGGGGCTGCCTTTCACCATTTTTGAACTTTGTAGTCAAATCGAACTCAATGTTATTAGAAATTCCATAAGCATCGTTAGAAATGTCATCAATAAAGTTATTTGCAACATATTCGACAAATTCTGACAAGGTAATGTTAAATCTTCCGCGTGATTCGATGTTTTTCTGGAAATTTGTCGAAAAGTCCGATATATCGATTGGGAAAGACCCGATATTTGACGTTCTCATTGCTCCGGCTCCAGAATTGAAAGAGTAGAACAAGATCTGGACTTCGTCAAACTTTGCAGTTGATGCAAGAGGCTCTCCAACAAACAAAAGCAACAATTTAGCAAATGAAACATACCCAGACTCGAGAGGGTTCCCAATTTGATCAAAAAATTGATTCAAATAAAACAATGGAGGATCTATTGTGTCTTTTCCCTTAATTGCAGCTAGTTTTCTTCTAAAAGAATCATCTAAAGTCGAATTTAACTGTCCAACAGCACCATCTTCACCATCAGTCCCGTCTGTACCGTATAAACCTACTAAGCTGTCCCTTAAGAGCTTTCCGTCAGACTCTATGTCACCATTTCTTGAGTCAGAAAGGTATTTGTCAATAGCTTTTTTGGCATCTTTACTAAGATTCAAGGCTGATGTTGTGTCAGAAGTCGAATCTAAGAGTGTTGTTCCTCTTATTTCTTTAACACTTGCACTTCTCATCGTGTTATTCTTTATGTTTGAAATAGCACGTGTTAGATTTTCAATCTGGTTAACGAGATCAGCGGTTTCTTTAGTTTCTGCAATCTTTGAAGTCGAAAAGTCCGTCACACCTTTCATAAAGAGCTCAACTGTGACGTTTACTTGTCCGCTATCATCGAATGTAAATGAAGAGTTCATTACACCGTACTTTTCACGCGTTCTCATACTGTTAATGAGCAGACCGTATGCATTATTTCCAGTGTTATCAGGGTGACTCCATCCATATTCAATTAAGAGTTCAACAGCGCTATATAGATCGGGCCTAACTAAGTCAGCAATCTCTCCAAGTCTTGATCTATCGTGTAAAACTAGTTGAAGCTTAGCTGTTTTGTACGATAACATGCCAAATGTAGGTACAACTTCTAATTCAAAGCTTTTAATTGACAAAAATGGGCGAAACTTATCAATAATGGGAGATGATCGATTGCCGATGTTTGTTTCAAATGAGTCATTTCCTGGCACTAGAGTTTGTGGAGAAGTAAAAATCTCCATTCCTGCACTCGTAAAGTCACGCTCTCCATCAAGAGTATTTTGTGTGACTGATGAAGCATTAATTATTGCTGCCGACTTCTCAGAAGTTATCGGATTGTTTCCAACAAGAAACTTATTGATTGACAATCCCTGAAGTTTGCCAGATGAGTCTAGTGGTTTATTCGGTGAAAGCATTTTAATGTCTAAATGAGGCATCGCACGCGACATTTCAACGGTCGGGATCGCTGTTAAAAAGAGCGCACACGCATCAGAAAATCTAGATGCAGGCGTAATGTTTGCCGGAAGTACCTGAATGATAGATACAGATGTTGTGCTTTTGTTTGCGCTTGATCTATGTGTATTGACAACATCACCTGCCATTTCATTGATCGTGCCTTCTTTCCCGGTCTCTTGTTGGTAGTTAACAACAAGGGGAAGATTACTCCTATCTGCTTCGTACCAAATTAGCAAACTGTTTCCAAGTTCTTTTACATCATTATCGTCAAGCTGCTTAATGTCTTTGATGATCTCGTCAATTCTCTTTCCGCCTTCAATTACGTTCAAAAAGAAATCAATAGCTTTGTTTGATGCACTGTTATCCCTAGTTGTAGAGTTTACAGCTTGACGTATAACATCGTCTCGACCTTCGATCTCGTAGTATTTTTTAAGTTGTAAAACAGCTTCAGATAGCTGCTGGAAGTCAAATGCCATTATCCAACAACCTCTGCAACTTCTTCTAGAAGTCTTGGAATCCTAAGTCTAGTCCCAGGAGGTGTTTGAGGTGCCCATCCAATTCCTGACGCGGCTGCGATGATCCACCACAAACGAGAATCATTGTATCTCATTCCAGCTATAGTGTCTAGTCTTTCACCCTCTTGCATTATGTAAGTATCAAATGTAATCTGACCTCTCTCCACAGCTTTGTAAATAGCAGACGTAGCACGTGAAGTACCATACTGCAGTCCACCTTTTATTATTGGTGCTCTATTGTATCTTCTAAATGCCATTACTGAGTTTCCTTAATCCTGCTAACATACTGTGTAAGCTCTAAGAGTGAGTTCTTAACTAAATCATTAAGTGTGTCTTGATCTTTAGAGTCATAGACATCACCAAAGATGCGACCCATAATAGAACCTACGTTGTAGACAGGTGCTCTGTTAAACCCATCAGCGTCCAGGCCGGGAGCAATATCGTGAATTACGTCAAAGTTCATTGTAACGAGGCACCATTGCGGTGCTCTTCTGTTAGCTCCATTTGTCTCCCACGTAGGTTTATACCAATCAAAATTCATACTGGTGATAAATCCAGCAAGGCCGCGGCCCATAGTAGACTCAAAAGATTTAATAACAACATTATTTTCAGCAGCGAAGAAGCTCTGTGTTTCTTGAACGCTATCTGAGTTCGCATTCCCTAGTTGATTAAGAATCTCGCCTCTAAGCTCTGAAGCTCCTATCACATACTCAGGATCAATTCTCAAATCGCCGTGTGTAACTTCAAGTTGATTAACTCCATTTAGCCCATCGACACCACCGTCAGCAAATTGAACTGTATACACTGTTCTAGAAACACTTGAAGTGTTAAGTCGAGAAGAGTTTAGGCTCTTAGTTTCTTTCTTAATGACCACCACCGGCAAATCAGCGGGTAACTTTACTCTTCTACGAGATTGCTTTTTCTTAAAAAATCCCGCTACATCTGGTATGTCAGCTTCAAAGTAGCCATGACCTCTTGATGCTTTTAGAATTGCTTGTTCACTGACTTCAAACCCACCGTTAGTTGTATCGGGATCTTGTGACATCCTCTTAATTAGATTACGTGCTCTATTTACATAGATTTCAATATCAGAAGATAGTTCAAAATCGTTTTGATTCTGTCCAGAACTAAATCCGCGCCTTCCAAGACCAAACAAACGAGCAATGTTAAACTTACTGTAGTTTGATTTGATTAAGTCACCGATTCTCATCCTAATCATTGGAGACGCTGTCGGAATCTGTGAGAAAGGCTGAGTAAAGGACTCTCCGGTAGCATCATTTGTAAGCCTTCTACCTGGACTCCACTGTGGATATAAGAGTGTGATAAGCTTGTTAACACGCCACCATAGTGCATCAAAGTCTTCTTCTGATGTAGATGCTACGTGGAATGATAGCGAGATTGTTCGCTTCGTCTTCTTGTACGTTTTAACTGAATCAATCCTACCGTAACTGTCTGTGTCAACATATTCAGGTGCATAATCTTCAGTGAGCGATCCTAAAAATGCGTGAAACGATGTAATCTCATTTGTTCTCAAGTCATGAAAGTAAAAAGGAACGTACTCAGACTCAAGAGCATCTTCCATCGCTCTGACATCATCACCTGAAATCCTGTTGACTTCAGAAAGTTTAAACTTTCCGGATTGATAATCTCCGACAGTACCTTCAAGAAGTCTCGTATTACCACCCAGTAAAGTATCAGCTGCTATGACGCTCGCAGGCAAGATATACATTGCAGGCGCCGATGAGGCTCTCCAGGCAAGTGAAAGCTTAGACGTGCCGTCTTTACTTCTATTTTTCATTACTCTGGTGACAGGTCGATCAGGTAGTGCATCAACATACGATGCGATATTCTTTTGACCAACACTCACATTAAATCCGAGCTGCTCATGCTTTATTACAAGGTCACCGATTCCTGCCATTACATTGTAAAATGATATGATCTTTGAGCTTCGAATAATGTCGATAAGACCGATTACAGACTGCACACCTTCGGATACAGAGTCAAAGCCAACATCCCTTGAACCATTAGTGATTGTGTTAAGGCTTCTTAGAACGTTCCTTCCAAGTACAGCATAGTATCCTGGTGACTGCGCAATATTGATTAGAGTGCTTTTTGATGCTCCAGTGATATTATCCCCGTCAAACCCAAAAAAAACGTTTGTGCCACGCCTTGCAGCTTCAAAGAAGTCGTTCTCTGTATTTATGAGGCCGAGACCTGCAGGTCCGACTAATGCACCGAGAATACCGTCTGCTCCAGGGCGCCCATACTCGCCAAGCACATATGGTCCAGGTTCTAGTCGAACGCCGCTGTTGTTATTGCTTGCAATGAGATCTAGCATTCTAAGCACTGTCTCTGATCCCGTGATTAGCGCTACAACTTGTGCTGCTGCGAGAGATACCATTGAGACTGGTGCAAAGCCACTGAATGGTTCCAAGTGGTTGTTTAACTGACCGTATGAATAGAAGTCAGGATCTTGGTCGCCGCCATTGAGTTCTGATGGTAGACTCGTTCTTTCGACGTCATTTGATGCAAATGCTTCACGAACGTTCATTTCTGTCCGAGAAAGTCGGTTGACGCCGAGCTGAACTCCTGTTGGTCTTAGGCCAGTAACGTTACTTGGATCTTTTGATCCGTCTGAGTCGCCTGTTGCCATTAGCATTAAGCTTAGGGCTTGTTTTGAAAGCTTATCAAATGAAATTTCTACGCCGCCTTCCGAGACACCCACAGTGTCTCTAATGATTGCTGCAACAGACGGCACCTCTCCTTCATCCACATATGGTGTTGCGCCAGGTGTTGGGTTAAATCTATTACTTCTTAGCACTTGTGAAATCTGTTTCTCAATTACTGTGTCACCATCCACAGATGTACGAAGAATTGAGCCGTCAAGTGTGTCTTCTCCGGTAATACTTGACAACAAAGAGTTCCCAGTTTCTTTATTACTACTATCTGGCGTCTTTCCTTTTGCAAGATAGTCTGATGTCTTAAAGTCTGGAGAATTCCGATCTAGAAAGTTATGAACCCAACCTGCAAGATCATTTGTAAAGAGTGCATCATTTGTGTCACCGGTTCTAATTGCTGATGGGTATCCTCCCTCATCTGTCATCTTAATCTCTGATGAGCCTGCATCAATAACGTATGCATTTTTAGCCTCAGCAGTCACACAGTTTAAGTAGTCACCCATTGTCTTTTTAATAACTTGTTTTAAGTCATCAACACCTGGATTAAACCCATCACCTTCTTGGTCGTCTACAATATAGGCAACTTCTTCGTCTTGCTTAGGTTCTTGTGCCAACCTTGCATTTATGACGTCTTCTCTGTTACCCATATTTACTGTCCTTTCTTAGTAGAATCATCACCGTTAATAGTATCTATGATACCAGTCCGAAACTCAGCTGCTTTGTCTGGATCCTGCATGATCATAAATAGACCATTTGCGAACTCCTCGAAGAAATCAGTAATCTTTGCAACTGACGCTTCGATTTCATGACAATCCTTTTCGTCAGCGTTTTCTAAAGCTGACTTGTATGCTTTGCTATTCTTTACTTTTTCGAGTAGTACTTTTTTGCTCATGTATCACTTCGGCATTATTTTATTAGTTTCTAGAAGCACAGACGCTAGTTTATCAGACTCAAGTGTAACAGTCAAGTTAAGAGTCAAGTTAACTCCTGGTGTCTCTATCTTAAGCTTATTATCTTTGATGCCTAAAACTTTTCCAATCTTTTCAAGGTTAATAGGCACATCGAGATCTGGGATGTCACCTAGAGATTTGTTGATAGAGCTAACGTCTGCTAGTACATTTGATATTGCTGACGCTGATGATCCTAGCACAGAGTTCATAATACTTTCGCTGTCTATTGCTCCGCTTATTATACTCGGTGCATCCATCAAAGTGCTTGACAGACCCTTTGTTACACCCAATCCGATGTTTTGGCCGATGTCTCTTTCAAACATCTTCGATGGCGACGCAATACCCAAAAATGATTTAATTCCGTCTACGCTCGTTGAAAATGTTGCCATGAAGCCCTTCTTCATACCTGACATTCCCTTAAGCAAACCCGCCACTAAGTCTGTTCCAAATTCAGTAAACTTTAGTATAACCGGAGAGAAAACCTTATCATACAGATTGTTAAACAACGCGTCTTTCATACCATCCATTAGAGACAAAGCTAATGTGCCTGCGACAGCAATCAAACCTACAGATGTTTCAAGGAGTGTAAGCGTTTGGAGAAGCGCAGCTTCAAGATAAGTCATAAACAAGTTATCACCGCTTTCATTTTCTGCAGTGAATGCATTGAATAGACCGGTAATTATCTTTGAACCAACTTCTGACGCCTTCTTAGACATAAAGACTATCATTTCGTCAGAGAAGAGATAGCTGTTGAGTTCACCTAACATCTTAGTTACACTTTTACCTGATGAGATAATGCTTTTAAATAGTGAATCTACAATTGCGTATCCCGTGTCACGTAAAGATTGCTGTAACTCAGAGTTGTTTTGGAATCCTTCAATAGACTTCTTTAAAGAGTTCCACATAGAAGACGTAAACTTACTCATTGATGCCATCATTGAAGAGCTTTTCTTTGAGTTGTTGCTAATTATGTCGGGTATGCTCTGTACGAACCTAACAACTTCGGGTTTTGCTTTTTCGTACAAACTATTAAAAGCGAACTTTAAGGCTTTGAACATTATGTTCGCCGAGCTTTTAATAAATCCAACAACCTTATCACCAGACTCAATCAGTGCGTTATACATTGTAGTGTAAGGACCAGCTTCACCTTCAGCAAAATCTACAAGCTCACCCTTCTTGTTTACTTTCTTGTCTAATATACCAAACGATGTTTTAAGTCCCGTCCAGAAGCCATTAGCAACTTCATCAAAGTTGGCACCGCTGCCGAGACCAAAAAACAGAGTAGTGAAAACTGCTTCAATAGACGCCTTAAACTTTTCATATTTCGCCGGATCAAACAATTGATTGAATCCTTCTGCAAACTTTTCAACTCCAGGGAAAGCTCGCATGAATGTTTTTCCAATTGTCATTCCAGCAAAGTGAACAAGATCAAGCGATTTGTGTAGATTGCTTAGCATTGTCATGAATGGACCTGATACTTTGATTCCATTCTGAAACCCTGAGATAAACGTGTCAAAGAAGCTCTCGTGTTCAAATACACGCACAATCCTCTGAATGTTATCTGCCATCATTGCCAATGTCTCGTTCATTCTCTCTTGAGGATCAGCTTTCTTAGCTTGCTTTCGAATATCTTCCATGGACTTTCCACGGTTCTTCATTGAAAACGCAAGACGTGCCTCTTCTTCTGAGAGACCTGACGTTGATGCTAGAAGTCTTAGCTCTGCTGTTGACATCTTTGAGGCGTCACGACCAGCTGAAAACATCGAGTTTCTGAGTTGATCCAAGACTTTGCCGCCGCCTTTGGCAGCACCGTTCATGAGTTGCAAAGTGTCAAGGTTGACACCAAAAGACTGTGACAGCATTGACGCACTTTTAGCAGCATCTTCAAAGTTCAAGAATTTATCTGACAGCTTTCCAAGCACTTCGACTTCTAAGCCAAGTGATCTAGCTCGCATAGCAGCGGTCGTAAGTGTTTCAATGGTGTTATTACCAAAGTCCTTGACATTAGACACCATTTTTGTTAGGTCTTGAGCTATCTGTTTACTTGACACATTGAATGCTTTTTCCATCTGTGTTGCATATGCAGATACTTCATTCAATGTGTCACCAAGTGTGTTCCCCATTGACTTTGACAACATTGCTAGGGATTTTGTCTGTTCACCCGAAAGACCCATACCTTTTGTCAGTGTAACAAATTCGGCACCTAATGCCTGAATCTCAGGACCGAAAGTATCAATCAGAGATCCCATACCGCTAAACTGCTTAGAAAAGTAATTAATTGCGTCAGCTGAGTCTGTAAAGACGCTGTGGAAGTTAAGGCCCGAGATGATACCCATGCCGTTTCTGGCACCTTCTAAGGCACCTCCGAGCGCTTTTCCTGCAACGTTTTCTAGGTTACCAAGCTCTCCTCTAAAAGACTCGTAAGCCTCGGTTACGTGCTTCCATGCTTTCGCCTGTTCATTAGACAGTTTAATCATATTGCTGAATATACTGAATGGGATTGATATAATCGCAGCACTCATTCTGTAAATTGAGCTTCCTGCTTGTTTCATGATCCCGACAAACGAAGAACCTAACTCTTTAATCAAGGTAAACCCCTTAGACGCTACAGCAAAGAATCCTGTAAAAAGCCTCGTCGGGACAAACTTTCCCATACCCTTAAGCAATGTAGAAGCCGCGCCGATTAGATCACCTTGATTGAGGAGTTGATCGCCCGCAGATCTCAGCGTATCTGTAATCGTATTATATGTGTCGTCTACCTCTTTACCCATTTCACGAAAGCTATTAGCAAGATCTAATGCATTTTTAGCAGAATCAGTCGCAGAAGAACCACCAGAGACAGCTTTTTTAATACCCTCTGCAGTTGCAAGTTGTCCTTGTAGAACAGTCTGTTGCTGCTGCAAAGTATCCAGAATTTCTTTTTGGAGCTTAGCAAACTGTGCAGCAAACTGCTGAAATTGGGAAATACTGTCTGCCATTTTTCGTCAAATCCTCAAATCAAATCTTACGTCTATACTTATGTACCTCTTCAAAAGGCAAAACTTAAAGCGGCCAAGGATACCCTAGCGTAGATTCAAATTTTCTTGCAGCCGATTTCTTTTCTTCAAGGCACTCCAAGACTTCGTCTAGCTTAACGCCTTCTTTAATCAATGTATCTCTAAAGCGTCGAGAAGCTCTTAGTGCTTCACCGATTACTGCAATTTCCTTCTCTGTTCCTTTGACTTTTACATTAGTCGACTTTCTAGAAACCCATGCAGCAAATCCTGCATTCAAAAGTTGCAACTTATCAGACATAACTTGACCTCCATACTAAAAAACAGGGACAGAATGCCCCTGTTATATCTAGGAAAGTTTTTAGCTTTTATTATGTGAATCTGGTCATTTTAGATGGAACAAACTGTCTGTCCCTTCCCTGCAAATTCCTGAGTTGAGGCGAATTGTGATGAGCACCTCTCGACTCTCCATTCCCTTCGTCATTTGATTTTGCAAATTCCTTGTTGATTCTACGTATAAACCAAAGACGATAAGAAATCGGAAGTTTTCGCGCTTCACTGTATGAGAATCCGCCATAGTACATCAATACAAAGCAGTGCTCAAGTGTGTTCTCTCTATACGCGCTGCTATTTTCAGGAGTCAGGCCAAAAAAACTTGGCCCCAAGGGGCATGTTAACCTCCTGTTGTTCACCGCATGCTGGGCACTCCGTCCATCCCTTCATGTCAATTCCAGGCTCGTTTTCTTCCATGAACTTTCTCAAAGCACGACTGTCACTAGCAGGCATGTTTCGAATGAATATGTTGATCTTGTTAGGATCTGAAATACCACCAACAGAGATTATTGCTCTTCTAAGTCGCCCTGTTACTAATGTGTCTTTTGCAAAGCGCATCGTTTTTCTTCTACGATCTGCCTCTTGTAGAAGATCGTTTTCATCAGCACCTGTCAAGAACTTAAATAGGACGTTGTGTCCTGAACGTGGTAGCTTGAACTCAAATTCATTCTTGCCTTCTTCTGTAGGGTCAATTTTGAGTTTCTTAATAGGAAGCGCTGACAAATCGAACTCTGCTTCTACACCTTCACCACAACTACCACATGTAATTGATGCTTCGTATTCGCTCCCGTACCCTGTGATTCTATGTGCAACCATTATTGCGTTTCGATCTCCAGACAAGAGCGCGTCTGGAGAGACACCTGGCGATAAAATGCAAGATCTAAGAAGTTCTGTAATAACAGTGCCCTTCTTGATTAGCGCTCTTGATGTCAGGATGTCTTCTTGAACAGCAGTCATTGCAGATATTTCTACAGAATGCTTACCATAAAGTGGGCTATCTACTCCGTAAACCCTTCCTTCTGATGGTAGTGGTGCTAGATCAACTGGAACGTCAATTCCGAAGTCGTCTTTCATTACATCACGCCTTGTAATACCATCGGATCGATCTCTACCGAAAACTTCGTTCTTTCTATCTTCTGACAATTGTGACCTCTCAATACTTACACAAATTCTATTCTATGTCTACTAGAAGTAAATATCACAAATAGAAAAAGGCAGACACATTGTGTCTGCCTTTTCACCAAATAAGCTTTTAGTTTAGAGTTTAGCTAACATGTCGTCTAATGTCTGGAGTGATAGTGCAAGTCTGTCACCAGCTTTTCCGAGGCACATAGAGCGTCTAATTCTTGGAGTAAAGCTGTTGTGTAGGTAAAGCCAATCAGAAATAAGCTTCTTAGCTTTTGTCATTACAATTGAGTCGTTGCTTTCGTATCCAATCGTGTTTCGTTCTCTTTCTCTTCTGTCACCAAATCCTTTAGGTCCTCTTTGCTTAGGACCTGCAGATGTGACACCACCAAAAGGAGCTTCTGCCAAACCAATCTTCTTCGCTTCTTTCATAATTGTCTCACGAAGTTCATCAGCAGTAAACTTTGTACCTTCGTGAAGCTCTCCGACAAGAGACTTAAGCGTGCTTTCAAGTTCTATGACAATGTCTGACATTTCTTGTCCTGCTTTACTTCTGCAAATAAAGCTATGCCATTTAGGGTTAAACGCAGACAGATCTCTCAATGCTTGCTTAAGAGCATTTGTTGCATCTCTAGATGCTTGTGGTGAAAGCGTAGTAGGTGTAAAGTTTGAAGGCTCTGGAACATCCATAGGATCGTCAAACTGATTGTCAAATCGACGCGCGCCTCTTTGAGAAGGGCCTGCAGATGTGACACTACCAAAAGGAGCTTCACTTAGACTAGACTCTTCTAGTTTTTTTATCTCCTCTCTTACGATTTGCTTAAACTCTTTAAGTTTAATTCTCATCTTTTTATCTCCGTTAATTTAGTACTGTAGGACTGCGTTATCAAATCGAAGTGTCAAAGTTATGTCTGAAATGTCGTTGCTTTCGTAATCTAAATCACCAAAGTTAATTGATGTTGGGAAAGCACCCTTAATGTCCCAGAGTTCAACAACAGTACCAACGGGATCTAGCATTTTAAGCTGGACATCGCGCTTGTAGAAATCTGCATATCCACCACGTGCGGATACAGATTCATAGATTAATCTTAGCCATTCCATAACCTGCTGAGCACCTGATGGTGCGATTGGGTCATGAAGTGTAATGTCAATTGTTTCGAACTTCGTTTTGCCTGCAAGGTAACGCGTCGCATTAATGTATCCAATCTCAACTTCATCAGTTGAAATCGATGGTCTTGCAGCAATTTTCATCATGTAAGAATCGACTCCTTCAATTTGAAAAACCCATCTAAACTTGCGCTTTGCTTCAAACTTGTTGGGTAACATGTCTGTTACGGAAAGTGTCTCTGCCATTTTAGAAAACTCCTATTACATTACTACATATCATTAAGAACAAACTTATTACCTCTTTGAGTCGAAAAGTACATTATAAAGAGACACTTTCGACTCCTTGACACCTTTGCGCCTATCAAGTATTTCGCGTGCGACCGATACTACACTCTTGTATATTTCTTGAGGTTCTTTGTCCGGAAAATCACCTGATTTGTATAGCTTTTGTGTGATTCTTCCTGCGAGCGAACTGTGACCTTTAAGACCAGCAATATCACCGAGTTCTGTTGGGTTCATGGGCAGAACCTTTGCAATCTTGCGTCTTAGATCCTGATCATGTTCTCCTGTCCCTGACTTTTTGGCAACTTCTACTGCCTTCATCGCATCTTCAATGTTAAGTTGTGGGTATTTTTTAATTATGTTCTGTGCAAGTGTCTTGATCATTCTGCCTGATATTTCACTTGCATCGTACTGCCCAAAGACTTTTGACGCGTATCTAATTGCGACACCAATCTGAGCTGATTCAATCAATACTGACTCATTAACTACGCCCTGAAATACAAGCTCGTCCATGACGTCATCTAGAAGGTCGAAGTCAAAATTGGAAGGATCTGCATAGCCAGAACTTATAAGCTCATCGTGAACGAACGATTCAAGTTCGGACTCAATGTAATACTCGTCCCTGATCATGTCACCGTACTGTTGAGCAATATCACTGGCAATTTGGCTAGCAGACGGTGCTATAGCATTCATCTCTGTCAAAATCAAATTGCGCAGTGTAGCTTTGTTCAACCTCATGATTATACCTCAGCACCTGCGTTTGTAACAACGAAGTCGATTCCGACGAACTCTGCTGTCTTAGTAGGCTGTACAAAGATTTGTCCTCGAATCGTCTTGTTTTCGATGTCTGCAGCCGACGTTGTTGTTGTATCAATTCTAACCCTGAATCTTTCAACACCCTGAAGCTCTTGAATTCTTTGCAGTCTTGGACGAACTAGTGTTTCAAACTTAGATAGAGTTGTTGCTCTAGCTGGCTCAAAGATTAGTCGATCTGCAATCTGCTTGACTTGGCGTCTAACTTCAATTAGCAAGCGTCTTACGTTAACTCTGTCAAGTGAGCTTGCTGTTGAAAGAAGTGTCTTCTGACCCCATACTATTGGACCCGATGATCCTGGGAACTTAGTAATTGGGTTAATGTCCACGTCGTAAAGCTCATCAAGGTTTGAGCGGTTAAGGTTGACCGATGATTCTACTGAAGAGTTTAGTGCACCTCTTGCGAAACCTGCTGGAGCTGTCCATGGGTGACCAAGAGAGTCGTTAAGTGCAAAAGCACCTAGTACTACAACAGAAGGAGGAACCTTAACATTTGTAAATGTTGTTGGATCTTCCACAATCTGATCAGGGAAGTAAGCTGCAGCGAAAGAAGTATCAAGATTTCTGTTACTAAATGATGCCACAGTGTTTGCAACAGAGACTTCTTGTTCTGATCCTGTCACGACAGTATTTAGAGTATCACGTTCTTCGACGTCCATGATGAACATTGCGTCGAATCGGTCTTCTGTCGTAATAATGGCTTGATCTGTGACGATTGAGTGTCTAATACCAGGAATAGCAAGCAGCTTAATATCAACTTCTGATTTCTCACCAATAACATCCAGAGCCTTTGTATAAGCGCTAACTGTAGCTGCTTCATCTTGTCCTCTAGAAGCGTCTGACATCTCTTCTACAATGGCGGCATTGGTAAGTTTTGCAGCCTTCTCATTGAAGATCCTAACTCCGTCGAATCCACCCTGTGTAAAGAAGGTAAACTTAGCATAACGTCTAGCAGTTAGGTCAGCAAGGTCTGTCTCAATATTGAAACCACGTGTCTTGTTAGTTTCATTTGCAACAATACCACCAGTCCTTGAGTATGAAGCTGATGCCCATAGCTTAGGATCTGCTAAGCCGTTGGCACCTGTAACTACCTGAACTCTTTCTAGTGAGAACAAGTTATTGTTAAATCTGTCTGCATCATATACCGTACCGTCAGAATCTGCTGTACCCTCGTTGTCACCAACCCAAGACTTCTGCCATACTGTGTGGTAGTGTGGGTAGTACTGTGTGTAACTGTCAAGGCTCTTATCTGAGACGAGTGTCTTGTTAGTTTCTGCAAGGTCAGTCTTCTTCTCAAACTGAACTCCCCAATGCAAGTTAGCGTTGACTGATTTCTTCGGACCTGTCCCAACAGCGACGTTGTCTCTGAATGGAACTGGAAGCTCTACGGCTCTTTCAATCGAAGTGCCCTGACCCGTAACGTGTACTCCCACATCTTCAGTGCCTGGGTTTAAAATACTACTACCTGATGTTACAAGGTGCTTAGGTCCTCTAAATCCTACAGGAAGCGAAACATCAGGGACTTCAGCATTGTTAACTGATGGTGCCATCTCGACCCTAATGTACTTTGATACGTTAGGGAAACTGCCATCAAGAACCAGCTTTTGTCCGTCTTCGCTCTTGTCGAAGTCAAAGTAGAAGTGCTGATCGCCGATTACCTTTGCAATGTATCTATCGTTAGATGGATCCAAGCTAAGTTTAAAGAAGCTTTCAAGGACAAATTGATCTTCATCTGTATCAGACCAACGTCTAACAACTAGATCAAATGTTCCGTACTGATCACGTTCTGATGTAGATGGCGCAATGTTTCTGATAGAAATCTTGAACTTGCCGTTTGCATACTCGCCGTCATCTAGTGAGTGAATCTTGAAGAGGTTCTTCGGAGACCCACCAAAGTTCTGCGAAACAACGAAAGGGGATTCCGGAGTTCTAAAGCGATCTTCGTAACTCTCGAAGTTTGGAACCGCAGATGAACCAGAGTTTCTTGTAAGTGTTGTCGTTGTCAAGAAACCAACAGGCTCTAGAGACGCGCCGCCGAATGTTGCTGCAGCGTCAATGATACCAGTGCCTGTAACAACTGCGAATGATGGGTGAATATCATAGTGTGTGTAAAGGTAGTGTCCAGTCTCTTCTATAAGGAGTGGATCTGTGTTTAAGACATTAGGGAAGTAATTGCTAGAGTCAACATCAAAAGATGCAGTAACAACACCAGGATACTGGCTAGTTGGCTTGTGTCCGTTAAGTATGACAACAAACTCTTGCTTACTACTCGATAGATCAATAGTACCAGTGATTGCACCAGCAGGCCCCGCGGACGTCGCAGGTGTAGAACCATCAGGTGCTGTGTTGTTGTCTGTTAGAGAACCCGACATTGTTGGAACGACACCAGAAGCTGCGAAGATGACGCCTCGAACAATAGGATGAGCCTTTGAGCTATCTTGAATACCAGCAGCACTGAAGACTGTGCTTCCTGCAGATTCTGACATGTAGCAGCCCAAAAAGTGTGCTCGACCCGGAACACCATCAGATACAGCGAATCTGTTCGCGCCTAGCAGACCTGATGGCTGAGGCTGTTCGTCACCTACGACGAAGCCCGCACGAGTAACCTTACCGGCATTGTCACCAGTAGAAGTTCTCTTTTTACCATCACCGACGCCGAGGACTTTTAGATATGTAGCAGCTTGAGAGTTCTGAAGCCACTCATTGACAGCGAGCGGTCCGAACTTCTCTCCGTCGGTATCTCCAAAGACAACTTTGAAGTCGCTAAATTTTGCAAAAACAATAGGCACGAAAGCAGGACCCTTTACTGATGTCCCGATGACACCTGCAGGAACACCCACAGGCTCAACATTTGAAGGACCGGATAGGCCTATTTCTCTTGCGCTAACGCCCGCACTTCTATAAGTGAGTTCAGACATTTAAAAATCTCCCAGTGTACATGTAGTAACTATCTGTTAGTTGAACGATACACCCGAATTCGTGATAATGAAGTCAACTGCAACAAACTCGAACGTTCTCGTAGGTGTAACTATGATACGACCGTTTAGTCTATTTGACTCAATATCCTCTGATGTATTGTTTGATTCATCCATCACAATATCGAATCTTTCGATTCCAGACTGAGTTTGAATGAGTCCTAATGGTGGCTTGACTAGCTTGATAAATCTTTGTCTAGTCGATGCTGTATTTTGTTCGAAAACAAATCTTTGAGCAATATCAATGACCTGCTTCTTAATCTCAAGCATGAGCCTTCTTACGTTAACTCTGTCAAGAGCAGATTGTGCCTGCTGCAGAGTTTTCTGTCCCCAAACAACGTATCCCTGTCTTGGGAATGTAGCAATAGGGTTGATTCGTGCATCATGCAGACTATCTCTATCTGCCTTATTGAGCCTAACTTCAACATTTGTGACAAAGTCAAGTGAAGCTCTGTTAAAACCGGCAGGAGCGTACCAAGGGTAAGATGATTTATCGTTGAAGGCAAGTGCTCCGAGTGCAGGAATTGAAGACGGAACCTTGACGCGACGCTTATTGACCGGGTCATCAATGAAGACGTCTGGGAAGTATGTTGCTACGTAACTGTTGTCAATAGCTCTTCCATTAAACTGTTCCTTCGTCTTTCTCACATCAGGTTTAGCCGTCGATGAATCGAACAGTCGAACTCCATCTTCGTCGTAAGAAACTGGGTCGAGAATGTACATAGCCAATGCGTACTCTCTTACCTTAGTAGATGCGTAGTCCGTTACAAAACTATCTCTCATGCCCGGTATTGTCAATATGTTTGTATTGACTGTGAACGGATCAGTCATGATGTCTGTCGCAGCGCGATATGACTTAACAGCGTTGTTGTTTTGACCTACTCCGCCAACGTTAGAGGAAAGACCTGGTGAAACAAAGCTTGAAGCGGCGCCGCCACCTGTATCACTTGATGCTGCTTGATCATTCATTCTTGATGCATTAGGGTCAAGGACGTTAAATCCATCGAATCCGCCGCCGAGAACTGTTGTGTACTTAGTAAACTCTGAGAACCTGTTAAACTCTGCAGAGGAAGTAAGTGCTACAAGTGTCGCAAGAGTAATTCTATCTAGACTTGAATCTGTAATTCTAAATCCAGTTACGTCAGGTACGCCATTTCTGATGTACGCCATTTCTTTTGCGTGTTCTCTAACAGAAGCTGTCAAATCTGCAACTGCACCGTTGCTAAATGCAACCTTTGCAAGTGTAAACTTGTTGTTGTTAAATTTGTCTGCGCCCGATCCTGTCACTAGCGCGTCTAGCTTCTTAATGCCCAAGAATCTTGTGTATGACTCAATAAGTGGGTTTGCTCTTGATCCAGCATTTGAGTTGTAAATTGCGTTTGATACAGTTCCTGACTTAGGAAGTCTTTCAAACTTTACACCCCAATGAAGTCTATTGTCGACTAGTTCACCAATTCCTGGCTTGCCTGTGAATCCACCTGATGTAGATACAGCGCCCTTCGTAACCTTAAATCTAAATGGTAGTGGTGGCACGATTGATCCGGAAAGTACTCCGCCCGCAGCATCTTCTGCCGCAAACGCAAGACGTCGAGACAATACATCGCCTTCTCCAGGAAGTGCAACTACTGGATTGTCAGTCAGTGTATCAGAAGTTTTTAGTGCTTCAATACCACGGAAGCCGAATGGAAGTGCTCCGTCTGGGACAGATCGCTTTTCAACTCCGGGTTCCATGATGACACGAATGTAGTTAGAGCGATTCGGGTACTTGCCACTGATCACAATTCGTCTATCATCAGCGCTATCAGCGTCGAAGTTATAGAATGCCTTCTTGTCACCAATTGCTCTTGCAATGTAGTTCTGTGATCTTGGGTCTAGAGAAACATTAGGATATCTCTCAAGAACTTGCTGATCAGTGTCATTATCATCCCACTTACGAACAGATACAGAGAACGTTCCATATGGGTTTGCAGGGTTAGATGACTTCTTAAGATCAGTAATTGCAATCTTGTACTTGGAGTTTGAGTATGCTCCATCATCTAGCGCTTCGAATCTAAACAGGTCATATTCTGTAGAACCATAAGGCTGTGAAATAAACCTTGTAGTTGTTGGTGTAGTATATCTGGTATCGAATCTACCGAATAGGTTGCGGAATATAACAGCGGTATCACCAGAAACCTCAGAGGTTAACAGGGAACCCGAAGTGATTGCAATTGAATCTGATTCTGTTGACACAGTTGCAAGTTCATTCTCAACCGTAAAGTCCGCATACAGCAAGTGCTCTTCTTCCACAAATCTATCAGGATCGGTGTTGAGAATCTTGCCGATGTAATTAGAGTTGTCAGGGTCGAGTGATGCTGTCAGTATTCTAAGCCCTGACAAACCATCGCCCGTTGAGAAAGCAGGCGTCGAACTTGAAATAACAAGCTTGAATAGCCCTGCGCTCGTTACAGTTGCTTGGTCATTAGCAGTATGACTAAAAGTTTCACCAGTTCCGTTGAGAACCATCATTCTCGTGCCCGATGGCATCAAAACCATTGCTCTAACAAGTGAAGCAAAGTTATCTGTTGACGTTCCAACACTGTCATTCTGTGTTAAAGATGGGTAACCGACTGCTTCTGATGCTGACACAAAGTGTTTTGCAACCAAGAATTGTACAGCTCCGTTGTGACGGCCCAAGCTATCGTCAACGACTTCTGATGAAGTAAGACTAAAGCCTGCATTTTTGACAGTACCTTTTGCCCTTGTTGCTTCAATATCAGATGAAGTATCGTTTGCACCTGCTCCAAGAACTCTAAGATACGTAACCGCTGTACGATGCTTAAGGAATTCACGAACCGCGTAAGGACCAAACTTCTTAGGGTCAAGATCTCCGAACTTCGTACGGAAGTCTGGAAATGATCCAACAGTTATGGGGACGAACGCAGGTCCTTTAAGTGATGTACCGATAATACCCGCAGGTGTACCGACAGGTGATTGCTCTCGAGTAGAAATATCAATTTCTTGCTCGAAAAATCCTGGTGAACGAAATGTCTGTTCTGCCATGAGAAATTTTACTCCTTAGCGCACAGGTCTAAAGCCAGCTCTATCTTATACATATCGAGCTGACAGCCAAAAAACGCTTGTCATTTAGTTAGTTATGTCTTCGATGTCTTTAATAATTGGTGCTATACCTAAAACTGTTTCACCCTTTCTCTGATTGCGAGACTTTACTCTCAAGAATTTTCTTTCTCTTTTTCCAGTAAAAGGGTTTTCAATGAGCTCGACCTTTCCATAGGGTGAGTGATTTCTTCCGACAACGTCATTGCCGCCCTTATCCAATTCTTTAACATCTGATAAGATGAACTTGTTAACATCACCTGAGCCGGCACCGTTTGACCTTGGACCAGTTATGCCAGGTGATGCTGTTGAAACACCGAACTCAATCATTGGTGCAGAACAGAAGACTCTTAAAGGAGATCTCTGTCCATTGTGTTGCGGAGCTACAAGATAACCTGTTGTTGTAATACTAAAAGAGTATTTAATAATGCGTTCATCTTCAGCATAGTCTTCAAAGTTATCATTTGCAGTTAACGCATCGTCAACAAATGCAACAAACCAATATCCTTTCTCTGTATCTATTCTGAACTGGTTACCTTGCGCATGATACGACGATATCATCTGTTCGAGTAGTTCATTCATCTGCTGCTGATATTGTGTCCAGAATACAACTTCGTATTTGACACTAAAGAACTCTGGAAATGGTACTGTTATTATTTCGATAATGTTGTCTGTGAGGTTACCTCTAAGCATATCACCTTGGCGCTTATCATTTCTATTATCACCCACTGCTCTACGTGTACCAACAGTTCTTCTTGCTATTCCGTCTTCAATCACTTCCCTTTGAGTTTCATGAACAGGAGCAGTGACATTAGTTTGATTCTTTAGGTTAAGCTTGTTTTTGATCGCTTGATATTTTCTATCATCACTGGACAATCTCGTTTTTATGACAAGATCTCCCGAGTCCTGACCAATACCTCTACCAAGACCACCCATATTCTCAGACTGATCAATTCCAGTTCTTGCTATTGAAATCATAGGCAAAACAAATGCACCGTTTTCATCTCTCGCTGGCTGATTTTTAACCATCGCAAACTTCTCAGCACCTGCAAAGATTACTGGAACTGCCCTTGAAGACTGTTTACTAGAAATTGTGAAACCTATTTTCTTATCAAACAAGTTAAATAGTGCTCTGTCAATATCTGCAAGCCCACAAGAGGGTAGATAGTAATCTTCGGGAACATTTTGGCCTTCATATCCATCAGGAAGTTTTTCAGTTACGTCGTATGGATTATCTGATGCCATGTGTTATTCCTATTGATCTTCGTAAAAAGATGAACCCGCTGATCCTGTAAGAGTGCCTCTTGGTGACACTTCTGATGGTCCTGTCAACGGTTCATCGAGTACGTTTTTCTTTTGCAAATCTCGAACGTCGCCAGTTACACCGTTCGCATTTTCAGCAAATCCTCGCTGTTGATGGAACGTATCTTGTACAGCATCTGGATCTGAGAGCCCTTCGTATGTCGGTCCCAGAAGTTTTGATGCGAAGTTGCTTTTTCTTGATTCCTTCCCTATTAGTCTTACTCCGCCTGTGTATTCAATTTGACCGTAGATCTGATGTGTTTCTTTGATCTGGACTATTTCGAAGAACTTTGTTCCATAACTGAAAAAGTCACCTGATGAGAGCTTAATTCTCTTGTCAATCATATCTCTGTTCGGTATGAGCACTTCAATTCTCGAAACTTCTTCTTGACCGAATCTATCTGTTTTGACGTCTTGAGGTTCCCAAGCAACCCAAGCGTCTATCTCAATAGGTTGCTCAAAAATCTTCTCAGGCGCTTCTCGATAGATGTCATGAACATGTGTCTTCTTCTCTGAGATTGAAAAGTAGTAGATTTTTTGTCCATTGACATCTTTCAAGATCTCTTTGTTGATGTCGTTGATGAAATCAACTTCTCTTGGTGTGATAAAAAGACGTGCCATTATATGATTTCCTGCTTAATGATTTGTGATGGGTTCCAGATAATCAGCGCCTTTCCGCCAGCCTCTCCTCTATTGTCATAAGCGATTGCATCGTACCCTAGTTCTTCTAGGAGATGTCCTAGCAAAATATTCTCGTGAGTCCTCATACTCCTTCCGTCTTCTTTTGCATTTTGGGATGCTTTTTTCTTAATGTCTATCACCTGCTGTCTAGGTAGGCGTAGTTCTCTCGCAATATTCTGCAAATCCCATCTCATAACATCAGGAAGCTCTAAAGGGCTGTCATAACGAAGTGTAACACGAAAGAGCCTAACGGGGGATCTATGTTGTGCAGACTCAGGTGTAAGTGCAAAATGAAAACC